GGACAGAACGGGGCAATGTGCCCCTAGGACAAACAGGACAAATCGGTGCAGGGAATGTGTATAAATCGGGACAAATCGAATACCCTGCGAGGGTATACAAATCGTGACAAATAGTGTGGTACAAATCGGGATCAATCGGGACAAACAGAAAGCGTCCAAACCAGGACATTATCGGTCAAACCGAACGCTCGGTTTATCCTGATTTATCAGTGCAAACCGGACAGGGGCAAACCAGGACAATTGCGGCTAAAGGGGACAGCCTGTTTGTCTGTATTTATACGCATATTCTGGACGGTGACAAATTAGGACAAAGGTTATCAAACAGGGCGTCCTATTTGTCATGGAATATGCGGATATTGTGGTCATGCACAAAGCATGACAAACCAGGACAAACAGACAGCCCACTATGTCCTAGTTTGTATGCTTATGCACCACACCTACAATATCCTATTATGTCCAGATATAGCGGGGCTGAGACTGTGGGTGTCTATGTCCTACTATGCGTGGACATGGTGGGTAGGTACCATGTCATGCCATGTCCTACTATGTCCACCCACCACCACACCACCACTATGTCTTGACATATGTGGACATACCATGACAGTGATGATGTACCATTTGTGGTGACATATGGTGATGGCTCCGCCATATATTATTACATCCATACTACACATATGTACTAAATCCGTCACACGTACGGTGGAAAAGTCAGGAAATTCTACCAAAACCTGAGAAAAATTGGTACACTCCGGACAGTCCGAATTGGTACAGTATGTCATACCAAAGCATAGTATGACCGGGGGCCTTTAGGCCCCTGCGACCTGTATAATATAGAACCCCCAGACGTATCTCGGATAGGTTTTGATAACGGCAAGGTAACGTTTTCGACGGATTTCGAGGAATTTACGGCGTATTTCGGCTTATTTTCCACCTGTACTGGGGAAGGGGAAGAGGAGCGACCGTCAGGGAGCGGAGAAGGGGATGGGGTGAAAGGCTTAGGGCCTTTCCCCCCTCGAAAGTCGAGACTAAGGGTAACTCCGTTAACCAATACTAAGTACGCGCGTAAGAGTTTTTTGGACGGATGGTAGCGGGAGCAAGGAAAGGGAGGATGAGGTGGCCAGGATCGAGGTAACGCCACATCCTTCGAATACGACGACGAACAAGCCCGACAAGACGTGGAGCAAGCGTCGTCAGGTTCAGCATCAGAAGGCGAAGATCGTCAAGCTGGTGAAGGACGGGTACACCTACGCCGATGCGGCGAGGAGTTGCGGTCTGAACCCGTCGATCATCAAGTACTACCAAAGGACCGACGCGGAGTTCAAGAACAACCTCTCAGCCGCAAGGATGTGGGTTGCCGGTAAGGGAAATGACGAGAAGTTCCGTCAGCAGCCGAATATCGGTTTCGAGGAATTCGCTGAGACGTATTTGCACCATAAGCTATTCTGGCACCAGCTACAGTGGCTCGATGTTATCGAGGGGCGTGAGCCCCGCAATTTGCATTATACTCAGGAATGGCATAGGGGAGACCCTAACCTGATTGTGATTAACACCCCGCCATTCCATGCGAAGAGTTCTACGATTACGATGGATTATGTGACATATCGTATTTGTATGGATCGTGGTATTCGGGTGATGGTCATTTCTAAGAACCAGGATATGGCCAAGAAGTTCCTGAGGGGTATCAAGGGGCGACTCACCTCGAACCAGTATCGGCAGTTGCAGAATGACTATGCGCCTATTGAAGGGTTCGACAAGGGTAATGCGGAGTGGACGGCTACGCACATTTATGTCAACGGTGCCGACGCGGCCCAAGAGGGCCGAGGAATTGAGAAGGACCCAACCGTCGAGGCTGTTGGTCTGGGTGGCCACATTTACGGTGCTCGGGCTGATATTATCATCATTGACGACGGTGTTACTCTGGACAACGTTGGACAGGTCGAATCTCAGATCGAGTGGATTGAACAAGAGGTCGATTCCCGAATTGAGCCAGACACAGGACTGCTTATTGTTGTTGGAACCCGTGTTGCCCCGATTGACCTGTATACTGAACTTATCAATCCTAACCGTTTCCCCGAGGAGGTAAGTCCGTGGACCAGGCTCACTCAGCCGATGGTGTTGGAGTTCGCGGATGAGCCGAAGGACTGGACGACACTGTGGCCACGCAGCAACCAGCCTGGTCGAGGAGACAAGGATTCGCGACCTGACGCAGATGCGCTGTACCGAATGTGGGACGGTGTACGTGCTGCCCAAATCCGACGCAAGAAGTCCCCTCGCACCTGGGGCATGGTCTACATGCAGCAGCAGATTGACGAGGATACCGTCTTTGCTCAAGAGGACGTTCTCGGATGCGTAGACTCGCTGCGAATGCCGGGATACCTGTTCAACGCCCAGGAGGGCGGCGGACTCGACAAGGGCAACGACTGGAAGATTGTCTGTGGTTTGGACCCCGCTACGGTGAGCGGCTTTACGGCTATTGTCGTCCTCGGCGTAAACACCCGTACCAGGCTCAGGAAGGTCATCAAGGTCTACAACGAGCGGATGACTCCCGCCGCGATGAACCGGACGATCAAGCAAGTCACCGAGCACTTCAACGTGGACGAGTGGCGCGTCGAGGCTAACAGCTTCCAGCAGTACATGACCCAGAACCCCGAACTGTTCAGGTATATGGCCAGTCGCGGAGTCCTGTGGCATGAGCACCAGACCCAGAAGAACAAGTGGGACGCCGACTTCGGAGTCTCGGCCATGGCCATGCTCTTCCAGGGATGGCAGGATGGGAACGCTCTCATCTCGCTCCCCGCGAAGAAGGATGAGCCTACACGGCAAATGATCGAGCAGCTTGTCACATGGAGCACCGATCTGCCTGACGGCCACAAGACCGATATCGTCATGGCCCTCTGGTTCGCCAGCATCCGTGCAGCAGAGTTGACATCTATTCTGGTGGATGGCGACATGTTCATGGGTGACGAGGAGTTCCGCACCGAGGAGGAACTGTCCGACCGCTCGGTCATCGATGTTGACCAGTACCTCGTCAATCAGCAGTTCCAGCCTGTCGGCCTCTGGTCGAGGGGTGTGAACTACGAAATCGCCGATAGTGAGTTCTCCTAATGTACGAAGCCCTACCTAGGCAGCTACGTGGTCGTTACGACGACATCAAGCAGCAGTTCGCTGCCCGTGATAGCCGCCATGCCCAGATTGCCGAGGGTCGGGCCGGAAACATTCAGAAGGTTCTCCCCGGCGTGTTCCCCGATACTTGGCCGCGCCCCATTGTCGCTAACGTGATCAATGACTCGGCCCAGGAGTTGGCGAACGTCTTGGCTATGCTACCCGGAATTGACTGTCTACCTAACAAGGCCGGTTCAGATAGCGCCAAGAGGTCCGCCGCGAAGCGCACCAGGATCGCACTCGGTTTCATCGAGAACTCAAGGCTGCGAAAGCAGCTACAGGTGGGTGCCGACTGGTACTTCACATACGGTGCGCTACCCTTCATCATCGAGCCAAGCACTGCTTACTCTCGCCCCTGCATCCGACTGGACAACCCTCGCGGAGCGTATTGGATTACGGACTCCTACGGAGAGGTCGAGGTCTACTGCAAGGAGTGGCGTGAGCCGGTGTCGGCCCTGTGTGCGAAGTTCCCTGAGTTGGAATCCCATCTCAAGGCCAAGACCGAGAGTACCACTTGGTACGGTCGAGTCAAGTACGCCGAGGCTGCACCTGATGAGCAGTTGAAGGTCGTGCGGTGGTATGACCGCACCGGAATCTACATGTGGTGCCCCGAGCGGGATGACTGCATTCTGGCATATAGCCGAAACTACCTCGACCGGGTACCCGTGGAGATTGCCGAGCTTCCTCGCTTCGATGGCGAGTCCCGTGGTGCGTTCGACCAGATTCTTTGGGTCTGGCTGGCGCACAACAGGATGGCGCTACTCGGAATGGAAGCAGCCAAGAAGGCGATTCAGGCACCTATCGTTGCTGGCGACGATGTGCAGCGAATCCCTGTTGGACCTGATGCCGTGCTCCGCACAAGGGAGCCGGACAAGGTAAAGCGGTTGGCCCTCGACATGCCGCAGTCGCATTTCCTAGAGACATCGATGTTGCAGAATGAACTGCAACAGGGTATCTCGCGAATGCCGTCCATGGCCAACTTTGACGCCAGCATTGTCACCGGACAGGGCGTGAACGCCCTGGCTGGCGCATTCAACAACGTCATCAAGGCTGGACAGGACAACATTGGAGAGGCTCTCCGCCGCTCCCTCATGATGTGCTTCGAGCTAGACGAGAAGCTGTGGCCTGGCTTGAAGAAGAAGGCGATGGGTGTCAGCAATGGCGCACCCTTCGAGGAGGAGTACATGCCTGCGAAGGACATCAAGGGCAACTACTCTGTGAGCGTGACCTATGGCTTCATCGCTGGACTTGATCCTAGCCGGGGTCTGGTGTATCTGCTCCAACTGCGCGGAGATAGGGCTATCGACCGAGCAACTATGCTACGAGCCCTCCCTCAGGAAATTGATGTGGACGCCCTCGGAAGAGACATTGATCTTGAGCGGATTGATGACGCAGCCCTGGCGGGCATCGAAGGACTTGGAGCAAATCTTCCTATGCTCGCACAGTCCGGACAGGTTGATATCATCCCAGGTCTCAGGGCTCTGAGCATCGTTCGCAAGGAACGTATGAAGGGTACACCTGTTGCCGAGGCTCTCGAAAAGGCGTTCACGCCGGAAGAGCCAGCACCACCCGCAATGCCGGAGGCTATTCCCGAGTCGCCGGAACAGGCTCAGGCTGAGGCCGCAGGCGGCGCTCTCCCTGAGATTGCAGCCGGTGAGGGAATGAACTCCATGCAACAGCTACTCGCCGGTCTGACCGGTGGCGGTAATCCCGACCTGAGGGCCGGAGTACTGAGGCAGATGCCGACATAACATGTCCTGTATCTGTGGAGCAGAGTGGCTCCCTCATAAGCTTACCTGTGTTCGCTGTGGCAGGAAGTTCATCGCGAACCAACACCTGACACATGATGTACCAGACCTGCTGCGGCAGGACACCCCAACAAGGAGTAACTAATGGCCAACACATTTGAGGCCGACAACGAGAACCGTAAGCGGAACGATTCCGGTTCGGGTCAGCTAGTTGGCCCGAAGGGACGCGTTCTCAGCGGTTACGAGAAGCCGACTCGCCGCTCGGATGACAATCCCCGCAGCGAGGACGCCGGTAACGCCGACCACAAGGAGGTTGAGCCTCGCGGCAAGACCTCGAAGAACAACAACCCGATTCACTAAGGACAGCCCATGGCAGAGAACTACGAGCAGGAGTACTACACTACCGCCGAGTTCGCCAACGGCCCGATCCCCGGTGGGGACGGCATGGAGAACATGGGTTGCACCCCGGCGAATCACGACAGCCCTCAGCAGGGCGCAAAGTAAGGAATCAATATGCCTCGTGGAGGATACCGGGAGCCAGCTAATCCCGCCCCTGCATCGGGGCCCGGTAGGCTCAGCCGTCGCACAGACGGCGGGCCTGCCCAGAAGCTTCGGGTGGGCAGTGGGGGTGGATACGGTGATCGTCAGGAGATGCTCGACCTCCAACGATCCGCTCCCCTGTCGAACACAGGTGTTGAGCCCGGTGATCCGGGTGCGGCCTCGGTTGATCCGTCCCAACTGACGCCCCTGGACGCCCCTACTGCCCACCCGAACCGTGACATCACCTATGGACTGCCAAGCGGTCCAGGCCCGAACCCCGATGACATCTTCGGCAAGCAGGGTCAGATGAACGACAAGGACAGGAGCCGACTGGCACTCTACCTCCCCGCACTGATGCAGGAGGCGAGCGGCCCCGAGGCTTCGGAAGAGACTAGGGACTTCGTACGTCGGCTACGTGCCGACCTGTAAGTCTGGTCAGCATCGCCTGATCTAGGAGAATCATGCCCAAGCAGAACTGGTGGGCCAACCGTACTGGACGCTTCGCGAAGTACAGCAGCTACGGTGGGTCCATCCCCCGCTACGCCTCGACTGTAGACGTAGCCACCACCCCATGGGAATCATCGACGCAGTTTGATGCGCTGGAAGCGGATCAGGCAGCAGAGATGAAGTCGAAGATCATGGACGCCGCCTATGGCATCGGCCAGGGCGACGCTCAGTCGTCTGAGACGTTCAAGAACCTGATGCAGTATATCCCCGCCAGTGGCATCTCTCGCGAAGAGCTAGAGAAGCAGATGCTAGAGGGACAGTCCGACTATCAGGAAGAAATGGACCCTGATGGCTGGTGGGGTGCGGTTACCGATGGACTTGATCACATCAAGGACGCCGGTAGCTGGGCACTCGACAAGGGCGACGCCCTGCTTGAGAAGGTTCCCTACGACGACAAGGTTCGCGACGTAGCGAAGATGACCCCTGCGGGCACTCTGCTGCGTCAGAGCCTCTGGCTCAGCGAGCAGGCCAATGAGTACGGTGCTACCGTCCTCACGGCAGCCTCGCTGTCTGATGACAGCGTGGCGGACATGTTCAAGGGCAAGACATGGACTGACGCGCACAACATCGTAGAGCAGAACCATCTGGATATCGGTCAGGCCGGTATGCTGGCGTTCTTCTACGATGACGGTGGTGACGTGCTCAACGACCATGAGCGCATCATGAAGCTACAGGCTACCAGTGGTATCTACAACGTCGGTAGCCTGGGGCTACAGATGGTGGCCACATGGAAGTACGACCCGTTGGTGGTATTCGGTCGTGCTGGCGGTGCGGCAATGCGATTCGCTCGCGGTGACATCAGCCAGTACGTGGCCCGAGACCTGAGGGACATGGCGACAGGCGGCGCTTTCGAGCGAGCAGTTGCCAGCAAGCGAGCTAGGACCCTGTTCGACAGGTGGAACGACGAGATTCTTCCTCTCGCCCGCGACCCCAAGGTCAGCGGTGAGGAGTTTGCCCGAGCGTTCGACCGTGGCCAGAATGTCAACGGTCGAGTCATGGCCGAACTCGTACGCGAGGTAGCGGGCGACGAGCGCCTAGAGAACCTCGCATTCAGGACTTTCATCGGTGACAAGAAGGCACTTGCCGAACTCGGCACCGAGCGCAATGAGATTGCAGAGAAGATCGACGCAATTCAGAACACGCACAAGCCCGGACTGCTCAATGACATGAGCATTGTCGATGAGGCTATCAAGGCTCGCGACAATGAAATGAAGCAACTCTTCGGCGAGGCCGACAGTCAGGACACCCTGTTCTCCTATCTCAGTGATGAAGACAAGGCCCGCGTCGGAGTAAGTGCCGGTGATGACTGGCTGGACCTGAGCGCCGAGAAGATGCGCGAGCGCATGGACGAGCTAGACACTACACTCCTCGGCTACACGGGACACGAGAAGTGGCTACAGCGTATGCTGTCCGGTACGGGTGAGCGCGGTGACGCGCTGAACGCCGTGGCCGGTGCCATGAACACCATTTCGTCCAAGACCGGACGCAGTGTCATGGGGGCCATGCACCAGGGCTACCGAGAGGGTCTGCGCCCCAAGTCGAACGAATGGACGGCCCCAGAGCTACCTAAGGTATCGGTATGGCAGAAGTCGTGGCTGAGTCCAGTACACACAGTCTGGACCGTGCCGAGGACGTGGTTCCTCAAGCACAACAACTTCCTCAATCTACACGATGCCGATGGAACAAGCCGTGCAGTGAGTTCTTGGCTCGACAGTCTCGAAACCATGACCGGTCGGTACGATCCCGCCGCACGGGGGGTGATCATCGACAGGATCGGGCGGGCAGGCACCGACGCACAAAGGCTTGAGATTGCCCAGGACCTAGACGAAATGGGCATCCGCATGATCGGGCAGAAGTACGGCCTGAGCTACGAGTCCATGCAGCAACTCAGCCGCATGATCGTCCAGAAGAGGCGTCGCGGCTGGGAGGCCATGGGCGAGAAGGCCCGCTACTCCACGGTCAAGCGCGAGGATGGCAGCGATGTCAACCTCTTCGAGTGGTACGACGGCGAGAACCGCAAGAACTCGGTGAAGATGCCACTGGATGTTACCGAGTTGCAGAACTCGCACATGCTGGTGAACCTTCGCGATCTTGACTGGATCGTGCGTCGTAACCGTGACTTGCTGGGCGAGCTAGACCAGGCGTACCAGATGTCGCGTACCGGCAAGGCGTTCGTGTCAAGTCGCCGTATGGCGATGGACATGTTCATCGACGCCGGTACCGCACTGAACTCGATTTGGAAGCCGTTGGCGCTTCTGTCCATTCGCTGGCCCATGAGGGTTGTCGGAGACGAGGCGACACGCTGGTCCCTGCTGGGCGCGAACGCTCTCGCACGCGAGGGCGGCAGCGGCCTGATGCACATGTTCTGGAACAACGGCGTCGCTCGCCCCATTCAGTGGCGTAAGGAACGTGGTGGATTCGTCAAGACCGGCGACATTCGCGAGGAGCCTGCCGAGGTTGCTGACGCACCCTACGACATGATCGACACCAAGATGGCGAATGGCAACATCACTGGTGCCATGCCTTTCGAGGCAGCCGAGCTTAACCGGATGAACCCTGCACGGTATGAGGCCCTGAGTGCATTGCAGTCAGAGCGCAGGGAAATCTATCGTACTCGACTGCTCGACAAGACGGCAGCCAGCAAGCCACTGCCAGCCCACATGCAGAAGTGGGACGACAGGATGAAGCAGGCCGAGAAGAACGGCCAGGGTTTCATTGTTGATCCACTGAACGAAAAGGCTTTCCGCAATGGGTACGCCACTTCCATCTACCCCGGTAAGATCAGGACCTTCTCGTCGCGTCCTTCGCACGAGGACTTCCGTAGGTACGTGGATGACAACATTGAGTTGTTCTCCAACGGTCGCAACCGCCTCGGCATTTGGTTTGACCGCCAGTACGGTATGTGGGTCATGGATGTCGTACGAGGTCACAAGGGTAAGGAGTCAGCCCTAGGTGACATTCGCAGGGCTGAGCAGGATCACTTCTATGACGTGAGCGACAACTTCTCTCGCTACACACGAGAGACCGAGGGTCCCCAGGTTCGCAAGACCGGACGCCAGCGCGAGACGTACAAGACCTACGACGGCAAGACGATTGAGGCCGAGCCCGCTCTCGGCGATATCGGTAATCCGAACATCTACTTCTCCATGGCTGGCTCGAAGGGCGCTATGGCGAACCTCTACGGTTCGCATACGTTCGCCCAGGAGTCCAGCCGCAGGAGTGGATTCAAGGGTGGCTACCAGACCATCGAGACCGACAACGCAGCATGGTCGTCGGCTACAGCAGACTACGTGAATAACCACTTCCGGCAGTCGCCCGTGTGGCAGAAGATGCTGGCAGGCCAGAGTGATGATCAGATCATCTCCTGGTTGCGCCGCACTCCGCAGGGGCGAGAACTCCGCCAGAGGATCGGGCCGCGTGGCGCTGATCCTGAGGGCTATATCTCGGACATGCGCCTTGTGCTGAATCAGCACCTTCCTAATGAGAAGATTCGCGCTCTGGCGGCACAACGTGAGTTGAAGCCAATGGATATCGAGGAGGGGATCGCCCAGAGCGACCGTCACGATGTCCATGGTGCCACGCTGGACAATATGTCCATGCAGGGCAGCATCGCTGATTGGTACAAGCGTCGCACCGACTGGCTGTATGAGAAGCTGGGATCACTACCAACCGACAAGTTGGTACGTCATCCCATGTTCGCCAGTCAGTACCGCTTGAAGATGCGGAACCTGGTGGGTTCGCACAAGGCAGATGATCTGACACCACAGGTGCAGCGTGCCTTTGAGAACGCCGCGAGGAACTACGCCCTCAAGCAAGTTCGTCGCTACATGTTCCAGTTGGGTGACGATTTCAACGGCGTCCGTATGTTCCGCTTCATTTCTCCATTCTTCCAGGCTCAGGTTGAGGTTATCGAACGCTACCTCAAGTTGATCGGTGAGCACCCTGAAACGATTGGCCGACTCGTCGGTATGGCAAACGTTACGGGCGGAGCCCATGGCCCGATTGCTTACACGGTCAACGAAGAGGGTGAGCGTACGAAGGATTGGGACTGGAATGGGTCCATTGTTGTTCAGTGGCCCAAGAGCATCATCAAGCATGTTCCCGGTTTCAAGGAGTGGTCGAAGGTCTATGGCAGCGTGCCAATTCCTACGTCCTCTGTCAACCTGATCCTACAGGGCGAGCAGCCCTGGCTGCCATCGGCTGGCCCAATGGTAACCATTCCCGCGATGAAGTACTACGAGCACCGCATGGCAGAGGGGCATCTGGAAGATGTCAACAGCGCGCCGTTCAAGTGGCTATTCCCATACGGAATGCCGCGAGACTCGCTTGACGCGTTCCTCCCTGCGTGGGGTCGTCGTGTACGCACGATGTTCTTGGATGAGTCTAAGGACCCGGCCTTTGCTACAGAGCAGGCCGAGGTCTATCGTGTCCTCATGGTCGATTGGGAGCAGGGCGGTCGCGTTGGTGACAAGCCGACGATGGCCGACGCCAACCGTGTCGTAAAGAAGCAGTACATGGTGCGAGCCTTTACCGGCTTCATGTCGCCCGTGCCTGTCAACACGAACACGAAGTATCAGTTCTATATCGATCAGGCCAGGAAGTACTACGACAAGTTCGGCCCCATCAAGGGTGGCAAGAAGTTCTACGAGGAATTCGGTCCAACTCTCTATCGCTTCTGGTCGAGTAGCTCTGACACCTACGGTGATATGCCCGCTACATTGGAGGCCGCTCAGACGTACGGTCCGTTGAAGGACCTGTACGAGAAGTCGCCACTGATGGCCGGTATTCTGGCCGGACCTGCCACCGCCCTTGGCGAGTACAACTATGACGTGTACCGCTGGCAGCTATCGCAGCCCATCGCCCCAGGATCGACACAGACGCTTCGGAAGAAGCTGTCGCCTGAGGAAGTACTGGCGCAGAACAACGTAGACCGTGGCTGGATCGAATGGGAAACCTTCGAAAAGGCCATGCGCGTTGAACTGCGCAACCGTGGACTCACCTCGCCCGAGCAGGACGAGGAACTCATGGCATGGCGCGAACAGCAGCAGCAGATCATTGGTGAGCGTAACCCAGGATGGCTGGATGCGTACAACAGCCGCACATCCGAAATGGATACGTTCCTCCGTCAGGCGAACGATGTCATCTGGGACAAGCGACTGGATAACCGTATCGACATTCAGGGCCTACGCCAGTACATGGTCATGCGTGAGGAAATGACGACACTGCTGGCCGGACTGCAACAGAGTGGGCAGACTAGCTCCTCTAGCATTAGTGCTACCAGCGATCCGATTATCGCGGAACTGAACAACAAGTGGAAGGCTCAGGTGTTCCGCCTGACTTCCCAGAACCTTCTGTTCGCGGAAATCTACGACCGCTGGCTGAGCAATGACGATCTTGAGAGTGCGAGGCTGATGTAATGGCGACGATCTTTGATAGCACAGATGTTGTGCGCAAGGGTTCGGATGATTCGTACTCGCCGAGCCCGCCCCCTAGTACGAACAGCTTCGCTAGGTCTCGCCCCTCTCAGGTTCAGTACAACCCAAGCGACGAACTACAGTCCACTGTTCTCGTATCGTCTAACCCGTACAAGCAGTCCGTCTACAGCGGTACTGGTGGTATGGGTGGATTCAGTCCGGAGTCCTTTCACACTCCGATGGTTACGCGATACAAGAACAAGTACAACACCGTCCTTGGACAGCTACAGAGTTTCGATTCGTTCACTCATAAGCAGTTCCTACAGCTACGTAACATGATGGCAGCCGCAGGCTTCGTCAGTCCAGATGCCGCACCCGTGGAAACCCGCTCCGCGTATGCGGCCATGCTGGTCAACATGTCGCAGGAGGGCATCGCCCTCACCCCTCAGGACTATCTCAAGAATCTGATCCGCATGAGCGGAAAGAATCCGAATAACCTAGGTGGCAGCGGCAAGCGGAAGAAGTGGAAGCAAGTCAATACCCAGCGTACGATCTACGAACTGGATTCCACCGACGCCAAGCAGATGATGACACAGGCGATGCAGCAGTACCTAGGCCGCGATCCCACGAAGGAGGAGATTGCGGACTTTCGTAATGCCATCAACACCGAGGCCGAGGATGACCCATCGGTCACTCGCTCGACCACGAAGTACCGCAAGGGTGGATTGCGTTCGACTACTACCCGCGAGGTTCTTGACTCCGGCTTCGATGAGAATGATGCCGCACAGGCAGCCATTGATGAGGCCAAGGAATCGCCAGGCTATGGTGAATATCAGGCCGTATCCACGTACTTCCCTGTTGTCGAGAGCTTGCTGAACGCTTCCGTCTCAGGAATCTAGGAGTAAGTAATGGCATTCCCCAAGCCTAGCGCGTCGGCGGGGAGCACCCTCTCGTCCGGTTCGCCGAGCTTTGGTGGAGGAGGGGGTGGAGCATCCCCGAGCCCCGGCTCTCCTGGCCTGCCGAAGCTGGGCCTAAGTAGGCACCAGAATCGTATGGCCAGTCTGATCATTCAGACTGGTCTGCGGATGGGCTTCGACTGGCGTGACATCAAGGTCGCCTTGATGACCGCCTATCAGGAGTCCCGTCTACAGAATCTCAACTACGGTAGTGGTAGCTCTCTAGGTCTGTTCCAGCAGACCGATGTATGGGAGGGCAACGACTCAGACCACATGGACGCCGAATGGGCGACGCGTAGTTTCTACCGCGCACTGAGGAATGTCGATGGCCGCTCACGCATGCCGCTGTGGGAGGTTGCGCAATCTGTCCAGAGGTCTGCTTATCCTACTGCTTATCGCCAGTGGCACAACGAAGCTGCTAACATCATCAAGCACTGGCGAACAGCACATGGTGACAACCCAGGACTTGGCGACCCAAGCTACGGCGCAACCCGTCCCCAGCACCCGACAATTTCAAAGGGCATGGGTGTCAAGGTCCCTTTTGCAGCGAAGAAGCGTGGACCACTTGATGCGCACACTCCGCGAGAGCTTGGGGCCTCGGACCAGCCAATGGACCTCCCCACCTTTAATGGTCGCCGGGACTTCAACGACGCCATGGAGCGCGCGGGGATGATGCCCCCCGGAAGTACCGGCAACATGACAGCGCGAGGCATTCGTAAGCGCCTGATTGCCATTGCCAAGGGACAAATCGGAGTACCCTACGTCTGGGGCGGTGAGTCGCCAGGCGGATTCGATTGTTCCGGATTCACGCAGTGGGTGTATAACCAAATTGGCGTAAACCTTCCACGGGTTTCGTATGAGCAGGGGCAGTCAGGCTACGGTGCCTTTGGTGGACGACGCCAACTCAGTAATCTTATGCCAGGTGATCTGGTGCTGTGGAACAATAGCAGCCGGAACAATGGTGCTGACCACGTAGCGATTTATCTGGGCAACGGTAAGATCATCGAGGCCCCTCGTCCCGGACGTTCCGTAGGTATTTCCAGTCTCTATGACACTGGCAATGCCTGGGGCGTTCACCTGAACCTTTAGGAGGAACCGTGGCTGATCGCAAGGGCCACGACGGCAAGGGCAAGGGTGGCAAGAAGGACAATCGCAAGCAAGAGAACTTCGCGCTGAACTACGGTTGGTCTCTGGCTTTCCTCAAGGAGTTCCCCGGCCTCTACGATATTTTCCAGCAGGCCGTCAAGCACAGTTGGTCCGCCGCACGGTTCCGTGCCGAGGTCATGGACTCTCAGTGGTACAAGCATCACAGTGACACCGCTCGCAAGTTCCTGTATCTGCAAAAGACCGACCCTGCCACTGCGCGTCAGCGCATTCATGAGCAGCGTCGCAAGATCGCTGATATGGCCGGTTCGCTGGGCATTGAGGTAGGCGACAAGCAGTTGGGCAAGTGGGCTCAGCAGGCTCTCATGATGGGATGGGACGACTCCAAGCTGCGTAACGTGCTGGCTGGTCAGGTCAGCATCATGGGAAAGAACACCGTTGGTGGTGAACTGGCCAGTAGCCTTGAGTCGCTTCGCAACAAGGCGTACATGAATGGCGTGCAGCTAAGCAAGAAGACCTTGCAGCGTTGGCTAAGGGCCATCACTCGCGGTGGCTCGACCGAGGAAGAGTACATCGATTACATCAAGAAGATGGCGATTAAGCGTTTCCCCAATCTCCGTCAGGAAATTGAAGCTGGCCTAGATGTTCGCGAACTGGCCGACCCCTACGTCCAGTCGATGGCCGAAATGCTGGAACTGAATCCCAACAAGATCGACCTGAACGACAAGCGTCTGCGCAGGGCTATGTCCCAGCGCATCCCGGACAACAAGGACAAGGGGCATGCCCCCCAGCGGGAAATGATGGACATGAACGACTTTGAGGACATGCTCCGCCAGGACCCACGCTGGATGCACACTGACAACGCCAAGGAAACGATGTACGATATGGGATCGTCCATCTTGCAGGCATTCGGATTCTATGGAGGCGGTGGCTAATGGCAGTCCGTCGCCCCAAGCCCAAGCCTAAGCCAAAGCGTCTAGGGCCAGCGGCCCAGGCTCTCGTCAACATGTTCCAGACGTACGGTCTGGAAGGTCTTGCCGACGAGGTTATCCGCTGGGCCAAGGATGGTGTGACCGGTTCTGAACTGCTCTACAAGGTACGGCAGTCCGACCGGTACAAGAGGCGCTTCCCCGGCATGCAGGCGCTAGAGAATCAGGGTTACAATGCAATCTCAGAGGCGCAGTATCTCGAACTTGAGGACAATTATCACCGAGCCCTTGAGACTGCTGGACTACCTTCGGGGTTCTACGACCAGCCGCAGGACTTCGTTCGCTACATGGCGAACGGGATCGACTACACGGAACTGTACGACAGGGCTAAGGCCGCTGTCGTCATGGCCGAGCAGTCAAGTCCGGTAGAGCGCAACATGCTCAGGGACCTCTACGGAGTGGGATCAGGCGACATCGCTGCCCACTTCCTCGACCCGAAGCGTGCTATGCCTATCCTAGAGAAGCAGATGCAGGTCGTTGAAATCGCCGCTGCCGCCCGCAGGTCGGGTGTCGGGGGTGAGTTCGAGGCCAAGCGCTTTGAGCGCCTACAGGAGGCCGGTGTGACCGCTGATCAGGCAGCCAGCGGCTACTCGCAGATCGCACAGAGTCTCGACAGCCTGGCCAACCTGGCCCAGATTTACGGTGAGGACTACGGCATTGAAGAGGCCGAGCGTGAGACATTCTTCGGCGAGGAGGGTGCTCAAAAGACTCGCCGCCGACTGGTTGGCAGCGAGCAGGCAGCTTTCGCAGGACGCTCAGGATATGTTCCAACCGAGACAGATACGGCAGGTCAGTACTAATGGACAATCACTCACACGGCGGGATCACGACAACCACACATAGTCACACACACTGTCATTGCAGTGTGGTACACTGTCACTGTGGCTGCACCTGCCATGCCAGGTAAGAAGTACGCCTCGATCAAGAAGCCCGCGATGTACGAGGGGCTTCGCAAGGCAGGGAAGTCCAAGGAGTCGGCGGCGAGGATCAGTAACGCCGCCGCCAAGAAGTCCCGCAAGCGGCGCAAGACTCCTATGAAAAAGAAGAAGTAAATACTTGACAACTGAATAAACGTATGGTACAATAGTACCATACCGTGCCAGAGATGCTGAGGAGCATAGCGGCCTCCAAAACCGTTAGCAGTGGGTTCGACTCCTACTTCTGGTGCCAATGGCTTGTGGCGCAATGGCAGCGCAGCACCCTGTTAAGGTGATGGTTGTAGGTTCGAATCCTACCAGGCCAGCGAGGGGTCTTATAAGCACCGTTCCCCCTACAGAAAAGAACGGGGCCTACCGAGTGTAGCTTAGCTTGGCAAAGCACCTGGTTTGGGACCAGGGGACCGCAGGTTCGAATCCTGCCTCTCGGACCGTACTTCGCTGGTGTAATTCGGCAGCACGCGTGGCCCTGGACCACGTAGTCTAGGTTCGAGTCCTAGGTGAAGTGCCAAGCGGTTGTAGCTCAAAGGTAGAGCGCCACCCTGTCAAGGTGGAAGGTGCGGGTTCAACTCCCGTCAGTCGCGCGTGGGTGTAGTGTTAACGGACAAGCACCTCTGCCTTCCAAGCAGATAGAGCCGGTTCGAATCCGGTCACCCGCTCCAAGCCGCATTGGTGTAATGGCAGCACGTCAGGCTCTCAACCTGAAAGCAGGGGATCGTTCCCCCTATGTGGTACGCACGGGTCATTAGTATAATGGCGAGAACATCCGGCTCTTACCCGGAAGATATAGGTTCGAATCCTATATGACCCACTGGTGGTTTTAGTGTCGCCTCCACCTACCTATCAAAAGGCGATGCTCCGGAAGGTACTGTGCGAGTGGCGCGCAACCGGTGTCGAATACCGGGGGCTCCGTTTGGGGCGGGGTTCGAACCCTCTACCTTCCTCCATGCCGCTATAGCTTAATGGTAAAGCTGCTGCCTTGTAAACAGTAGACGTGGGTTCGATTCCTACTTGCGGCTCCATGGTAGGTGAATGTGGCGAGTGCCACACTCCGGTTGCTAGCCGGATGGTTCCTTCGGGAATGGGGATCAGGACCTCCGCTTACCTCGCAAGGCCCACTAGCCCAATTCGGCAGAGGCACTAGGCTCAGACCCTAGGTGGTGGGGGTTCGAATCCCTCGTGGGTCACTGCGGGCAGGCTAGCTGGTTGCTAGCGCTGATCTGATAAGTCAGTTGAGTAGGGTTCAATTCCCTAGTCCGCTACGGGGCTGTAGTTCAACGGTCAGAATGCCTGTTTTGCAAGCAGGTGATCACAGTTCGATTCTGTGTAGCTCCACTTCCCCTCCCGCCTTATCCGGTGGCGGTTGAGGGCGTACTCTAGTCCGGTAGTACCATCCTCCCAAGCACCCCCAGGCTTGGTAGAGAGGTATGTCGATATTCTATGGGAGGCTCATTATGAGCGACAACACCGTTGATCTTTGGGATGATACGGAGCAAGAGACCAATCCAAATCCTCAGCCGAGTGGGGGCCAGTTGCGCGAATTCGCCGAGCGCACTAAGGCTAAGAACGAGGAGCTAGCGTCAGAGAACGCTACCTTGAGGACCAAGATTAGGAACTTCGAATTGTCCGGAGTGCTACGGGAGGCGGGTTACGATCCTGCCGCTATCGCTCTGGTTCCTGATTCCGTAACCGACAAGGATGGTGTGAACAGTTGGCTTGAGGCCAACGGTTCGCTCCTGAACAAGACGGCGACGCAGGAAGTAGAGCAACAGGAGGAGCCGCCAGCGCCCGAGACCACGCTCTCAGAGCAGGATCAGGCGAACCTGGCAGCTACCACCGGAGCACCGCAGGGTGCCCCGCCCAGCGTCTCTCAGACCGACCTGGACCGCCTCTCGCAGGCTGGTTCGCGGGATGAGTACTGGCAGATCATGCATCAGATTCAGCAGGGTCAACCGGGATAAGGCGCTCGCTTATATCCCTTCTAACTAGAAAGACTACCGACCATGGCTAACGGCTTTACGTCAGTAGTCGATGCCGATTCGATTGGCGTACAGACAGTTCTGAACGCCTACGATATGGCTCTGAACTGGGAACTGCGTTCCCAGCCGTTGTTCCGCAATGCGGCAACGGTCAAGAAGGGGCCTGAGGACCTGAACAACCCTGGTCCTCTAGTACGTTTCACGATGAACCCCTACCTCGGCGCAGCGTCTAACACAGACCTGCACGAGTACAACCAGCCTACTGCGCGCGTTCTGCCGCAGGCTGCCTACATCGATGTCCCACTCACCGAGTTCGGTGACATCGTAATCCCAACCTTCAAGCTGCGCACAGTGTCGTTCACCGACGTTGACGCGGTTGTTGCGCGGGACCTGGCAGCAGCTATGGCTGACGATGTGGATAAGCGCGTCCTGACGGTTCTCCGTCAGGGAACGAACGTCGTTTACTCCGCAGCGGGTGTTCCCACTCCAACAGGACCTACTAACACCGTGGCTGACGCGGCGGGTGATGTCTTCACATCGAAGATCGCTCGTTTCATCAGCACCCAGATGCGCGCTAACAACGCGATCCCTCTGGGCGACACTGGCGAGTACGTGGCCCTGATCCACCCCCACGTCGAGCACGACCTTCGTGCTGAGACTGGTGTCGGTGGATGGCGTGTGGTTCACGAGTACCAGGCCGCAGGTAACATCTGGCGTGGTAACATTGGTATCTACGAGGGGCTGGCTTACGTAGTCAGCAACCGTTGTTACACAGCTAACGACGGTACCGGTTCGGATACTGTTTACCGCACGCTGGTTCTGGCTGCCGAGGCTCTGGCCGAGGCTGTTGCGGTTGAGCCGCACATGACCATTGGTCCTGTGACAGACGCGTTCAACCGTCACCGTCCAGCCGGATACCACGCGTACGCCGGATGGGGTCGCTTCCGTGAGGCTTGCCTCTACCGAGCAGAGACCACTTCGTCGGTTTCGACAACGGCTCTGACATAACCCCAGACTTGAGTGGGGCGGGTCCGGTGTGGCCCGCCCCCCTTAAGGAGAACAATGCCTGCTTTCAAGCCCGTCCCTCCTGCTGCATTCAAGATGCCGCTCACCCCATTCGAACCATTCTTTCGGCCATTCAACTTCTACACTCAGCCACACCCGGCTGCCATTGTGAAGAGGAATGGCCATTACGTGCGCGTGTATGCGCCTACGTGGGAAGAACTAGATGTACTCGAAGAGGGCACGGACCACTTTGCCGAGGGCAGGGAATACACAGTAACCACACAAGTAGCCAGTGACCTAACGGCAGATGGCTTCGGAGAGTACATTACATAATGGCTAACGAATCAAATCCAGTCGCCACTAAGACAGGCGGCATGCCAGTATGGGGCAGGGGTGTCTCCACTTCGACTGCCACTGACGCCACTGGCCAGACCGTCCTCTCTATTCCTCGTCAGACTACATTCGTCGGTACGCTGTGCGTATCAGTGTTCGGTGGAACGACGGCCCCTTCCGGGTCGCCGTCAGTAACGGTATCGGTTGAGGGCTCAGGCGGTATCCCTGACGATGAGAGTGACATCTTTTACGCACGTATCCCATTGGTTGCCAACTTCTCTGACATGTGGGTTATCCCCGTAGTGGTTGCCGCTCGTCAGAATGCGGTAACGCTCCAAATGGAGCAGGTTGGAACTTTGGGTACAACCCCCGAACTCACGTGCATTGCACAGGGAGTGTTCAACTAACATGCCTACATGGCTCATCATCCTTATCGGAGTTCTTGTTGCGCTAGCGATTATCGTTCTCTGGCCCAAGGTCTTTGACGTAGACTTCAAGGGAGGCGACGGTGGTAAGCACTACGCAGCGCAATACGCACTGCTCCGCTAGCTGCCTGACCCAAGACCATGATTCCTACGGTGAATGCCTGAGGGCGAAGAACCTCAGGGTTGCTTACTGTCAGGACTGGAAGGGTCATGACGCTACGCGACAAAAGCGCTGGGACAAGAACCTGGCCGACTATCGTACTGCACGAGAGCAGGGCATTGACCCCAAGTCCACGTGGCCCAGCGACGTGCAGACAGCAGTAGAAATCTCTGAAAAGACAGGAGAGGCGTTTCGAGCATGAGTCTCTACGAAAAGTACACATTCCGTGGTAGCACCCTAGACCGCATGACTATTGCCGCACTACTGGCCGCTGAGAAGCGCCTGGGGTACGGCAATGACATCATGCAGGGTAGCTACAACGCTGGTGGAGTTTCGCAGAGCGCCGGAACACATGATGGTGGAGGCGCTGTTGACCTCCGCTGGCGTCTCCGTATCAGGAAGCAGAACAAGGCCCTGCGACAGTTTGGACACTTCGCCGGTTGGCCACGCCCCACGATCCTCGGACTGTGGGGACGTCACTGGCACGGTATCTTGATCGGTAACGACAAGGCATCGAGTGGTGCCAAGGCGCAAGTCGCGGAGTATCGAGCAGGCGGTGACGGCCTCGTGGGCAGTACCCGCGACAAGTGGTATCGTCCGCCTGTGATTCGAGAGTTCAGCTATAGGGACGCTCGACTGGTTTCGTGGAAGCGTTTCAACGAACTGGCAGCTAAGGCGAATAGCAGGGCCGACTCGGAAGAGGGCCGTCGTCAAGTTGAAACCGTAGCCCGAGCCCTGCGTGGATTCGGAATGAGTCTTGGTACTCACAAGAAGGGCCACGCAGACCGGGGCCTCACGAACGCCATTGAAAGGTTCCGCGACATTCGCAACGTCGGTAAGACTGAGGTCGCCGGACCACTCACCCCACAGGTATGCTACGAACTGTGCATTCCCACTGTTGAAGAGGACTAAGGCATGGCAACACTGCGCGAACTTGTTGACGAAGTGTCGCTCATGCTGGAAGGCTATGGCCTACAGCAGGGCCGCAGTGCATATGTGCAGGGCTCCGTTGACGATGAGCAAACTACATTCGTCGTGAATGACGCCAGTAACATCGGAGAGGGTATCGCCGAACTTGGCGATGAAATGATCTACATTCTGAATGTAGATGGTGAAAGCAATACCGTAACCCTCGCTCCTGACGGACGGGGTTACATGGGAAGCGTGGCAGATGACCACGACCCCAACACGCGACTCACGATGTCGCCTATCTTTCCACGCAATCTGATCAAGCGAAAGATCAACGAGTGCGTGGTGGGATTGTACCCTGATCTATGGGGCGAGGCCGAGACTGAGTTCACGTGGAATACAATCTGGATCACCTTCGAACTACCATCTGAGGTAGAGGATATTGTCGAGGTTCGTTTCAAGGAAATCATCCCCACGAATGAGTGGCCGGTGATTCACCATTGGGAACTGAACCGTCATGCCGACCCCGATACATTCCCGACCGGAGTGTCTATCGATATTCGTGATCACCGACTCTATGCGGGCCACACTATTAAGGTGGTATACCGCCATGCACCTACAGAGTTTACGGACATGGATACCGAAATCATTGACACCGGATTGGAGAACAGTGCTCGGGCAACTATCGTCTACGGAGCGGCTGAGCGTCTGGTCCGAGGCATGGACCCCTCACGTCTGCCGGTAGCCACCAGCGACGTTGGTGAAGAGGTAGACCAGAACCCAATTGGTACCGCCGTGCAGGTAGCCACCTTCCTCCGTCGTCACTACGAGCAGGAACTAGCGGACGAGAAGCGCAGGCAGGATACTCGCACACCCGCGATGATTACGTACACCGGGAGCTATCTGTAATGCCGCCCAACAGGTTTTATTCTAATACAGCGCAGGAATCTGCGCTGTCGAGCGGAATTAACAACTCCGCTACCAGCATTGCGGTAACCGGTGTATCCGGATTTCCTTCGAGTTATCCGTTCACCTTGATTATCGATCCGGATACCGCCTCGGAAGAGGCGATCAACGTAACCAATGTAGCCGGTACTACGCTGACCGCCGCTCGCGGTCAGGACAATACTGTTGCCGTATCCCATGACGCCGGAGCCAAGGTCATCCACGCCCACACGGCGAGGGACTTTGCTGAGCCTCAGAACCATCTGGGTGCCAGTTCCGCCGTTCATGGGGTGGCCGGTAACGTTGTCGGTACGTCGGACTCCCAGGCCCTCAGCAATAAGGACCTGAGCGCAGGTACCAACATCTTCCCAACCTCGTTGGCGACGCTGACCGGTTCGCAAACACTGACCAACAAGAACATGACATCGGGAACCAACACGTTCCCAACGTCACTGGTCACCCTGACCGGATCGCAGACGCTTACCAACAAGACGATTCAGGACCCGGTATACTCAATCGAGGGTAAGACCGCCGAGGGTGTCATTACATGTACGTCTAGCACCCGCCCCTCACACCGTGAGGGCAGGATGATCTACGAGACCGACACTGACCTTCTGCTCAAGTCCACCGGTACATCCTGGGTGTCGCACTCCAACCTACAGGCTGGCCTCGTGTTCTGGTACCCTGCCGCCGTAACCGGCGGCGGTGTCATCAACTTCGGAACCGTGATCAAGGCTGACGGTACTGACCTGAACCGCACGACTTTCGCCCGCCTGTTCGCCGCCTGGGGAACAACTCATGGCAATGGTGATGGTTCGACTACCTTCGGAACGGTTGACCTACGTGGTCGTACTCCGTTCGGTGTCGGTGGTGACCTCACCCTGGCGGAGAACGACGGCAAGGCCGAGGCCGACCGTGGTGTCAGGCACACGCACAATGTTTCCATGTCCGCCAACCACACTCACCCTATCAACTCGACAAACCACACCGGTATCTCCAATACGGCTACTGGCGGTTCTGCCGACCGGGTGACATCTATCAACGGCACCGTGGGTGGTTCTCACGCTCACGGCGGCGATACGCAGGGTGCCGGTGCTCACGACCACGGTGGAGCTACTGGAAACGGTAACCCCGATCCATTCGGGTTCTCCGCTGGACACTTCGTTATTCTAATCTAAGGGACTGCTATGCCATTGGACCGCCGCATTGTTGGCGAGGTCACTGGTGTAATCAGCGCCATCTCTCCTGAGTGGGCGTCGGTTGGCTCAGGAGACCTTGATATCAAGGGGTATGACTTTGCCATCGGTAGTCTCGGCTTCCGGGTGGCTGCCACACCCCAGACCCCGTACCAGCGGGAGACCGTGCAGTTCCGTAAGGAACAGTTCGATTCTGGACCGGTTGTCGGTGAACAGAGCCTTGACGGCTACTGGCTGCGTAGTCAGTGGTCATTCCACCAGGGCGCAGGTATCAAGTACTACGAAGTACTTGAGGGCGACACCGTTCTAAACCGTTACAAGACGGGCGTCGGTATCGACCCTTGGGAGCTAGGCGAGACCACACTGGTCGGCGGCTTCACTGCCGCTACCGGTTCCCTTATCATCGATGCCGTACCAGGTACGCATTCCAGCGTCAACGGTATCTTCGAACTACTGTCGGATGGAAACATTCAGCACCGCACGACAGCGGGAACCACACCGTTCACCGAGGGCGGTACGGCTGTATCGCTGACTTCCGATGGTAGCAAGATTTACGTTGCCGTTGGCAACATCATCAAGGTACAGGACTCGACTACTACGCTACAGACCCTCATCACGCACGGTGACGGAGGCCGTACGTGGCAGGGGGTTTGGTGGGCCAAGGGCCGACTCTTCTGCGTCGATGACCAGGATAACTGGTTTGCTCTGCCACCTGTGACCGCCACTCCCACTATCGCAACCAATGCGTTCTGGAAGCCTGGCCTGGTGACAGGTCAGTGGTCTCTATCCGAGACCCCCGGCTTCGTCATGATTAGTTGTGGTACGACTATCTACGGTGTCACCATCAGTGACACTGGCGGCGTACCCTCGCTGACTGCGCCCGTGGTTGTAGCGGAAATGCCGGTCACCGAGACCATCAGCAGCGTGACCCACTATCTGGGGTTCGTGGCAATCACCACTCGCTTCGGACTTCGCATCGGACAGGCCAACCTGTCCAGTGGTACACCCGTTATGGCCTACGGTCCCCTCCTCATCGAGGGAGACTTCTCGGGCAACAGGCGTACCGGTCTGAATCAGTCCCAGATGTACTGCGTGGGTAATGTGAGCGGCTATAGCTCAGCTACCCTGTTCTGCGTCAACCTTGAGCATATCGTCTCGGACCTCCGTCCGGCATGGACGGCATGGGCCGAACTGTCGGCGGCGGCTACCGCCAATCAGGGTGCCCAGCAGGACGCCAACGGTGTACTGTGGGCCTGGTCGAACAACCAGATTAGGCGGAGCGATCCGTCACTCGCGGCACTAGGTGTGCTGACTACAGGTCAGATGCGATTCGGTACGCTGGAAAGTAAGCTTTTCCGTACCATCAAGGTACGGGCGGACGGGGGTGGTACCATTGGTATCTCAACTATCCGTTCTGATGGAGTGACCAATCTGATCACGTCGATGGACGTGGCGTCACAGAAGGACCTTGACGTAACGGTGGGAATCACCGAGTCAATCGAGTCCATTGGATTTATCTTCACTCTCAACTCAGACCTGATCGATCCAACGATTCGCCCAACACTTCTGGGCTATCAGATCAGGGCGCTACCCGCTCCCACTCGGAGCAGGCTCATTCGCGTACCTCTACAGATTGAGGATACGGAACGGAATCGTCGGGGTATCGATCGCGGTAAGCAGGGCGACGCATGGCGTCGGCTGCAAATTCTAGAGGACCTAGAGAACAGCCAGGTCCTCGTCCAATTCAAGGACTTCCGAACAGGTGAGGCTGGAATCGGTCAGATCGAGAGTTTGACATTCCAGAATACTACACCATCCAAGAATGCGAATGATAACTTTGGAGGAGTGGTTTACGTCGAGCTACGAAAGGTTGGATAATGCCTAACCCTACCGCTCGTTTGCTCGCTAAGGCTATGGTCGCTCTTGCATTTATCATTGTTGGTTTGCTCTGCGTTGTCGTGGTGGTGGGATTGTTCCAGGGGGCGCTGGAAATCACGGGAACGGCTACTATGTTGAGTGGACTGCTAGGCGCTATGGTAAGTGGATTCATCCTACGCTCGAAGGGCGGGGGTGACGACGATTAATGTATATTCTCGCTGCCCTCACTGTCGGCTTTGTTGCTGGCGTATTGTTTCGCGATGCCTATTCAATGCTTCGCAAGGCCCTAAAGGAGTATAAGAACGATATGGCTGATAAGCCGACCTCCAAGAGGCGTCGCCCCGTCGTCTGGATTATCGTCATTTTCTTCTCGCTATTCCAGATTGCACTCGGTATCGGTGTTACTGTTGTGGTAACGGACGCCGCCGAAACTCAGAACTGCCTAGTAAGCGTAGCCGAGTCGTCCACTTCGACTCGTGACTCCGCTATCACCTGGGTCGAGGATTTTACAGGGCTTATCAGGAATCCAGAACAGGACCCCGAAAAGGCTCGGGCGTCATTCCTTAAGTCAAGCGATACCTACGTAACCGAACTCAAGGATGACAACGAGAAGGTTCAGGAATGCGTCAATAAGGGCGGACTATGGTAACCTATAAGGTAACAGGCGGCACATTCACCGGTCCCATTGAGCGACTAGTGGGTGATGTTGAACTGACAGCAATCCCTCAACAGCAGCCAATGAGTGCCGGTGATCTGCGTGAACGCCTGGGCGTTTGCACACACCCGAACTTTGCCAACACGGTATGGGAACACCCTGACGTGTGGACAGAGAGCATCGCTGATGCCGGATTCGGGAACATCCGTGGCATGGTGGCCACCAATCTGCCGCTTGTGCAGCAGGCGCTCACCCACGCCAAGGCCAACGGCCTCAAGTGGATGGCCCAAGTCGCTAGCTGTAAGCAGCGCACTAGTGACAAGCTGATCATGCAGCGTCTTGCCTACATCAAGGATCACGTCGAGGACTTCATTGCTATCGAAGGGTGCAATGAGCCGGACCTCGACGGCCTGACTAGCGATGACGTTGCGTACACTGTGCGCGTCCAGAGGATGATTTGGAAGTTCGTGCAGGACAACGCTCTGCCGGTCACCGTCCTGGCACCACCGCTGCGTATGCCCGCTGACGCTCAGCTATACATCCGCTTCCGCGAGGCTGGCATCGTCGGCAATTATCACGTTGCCTCGGTTCATCATTACTTCGGTGACGAGAACGTGGACCTGGCTGAACTCGGTGCCCGCCTCGACATGATTGGATCGATCTTCGCAACCAATAGGTTCTGGATCAGCGAGACTGGTCGTACAACGGCGCTCAACGCACCGCCAAGCCAGCGTCCGACCGTATCGCAGGCCGCACAGGCCAAGCTGATCGTCCGGGATTATCTGCAAATCCTTGAAGAGAAGCGCATCGAGAAGGTGTTCCTCTACGAGTGGCTGGACGACCCGAACGAGGCCAAGGACGACACCGAGAAGAGCTTCGGTACCTGGCAGGTCAAGACCACCGATCCCGCCACGTGGTCACCTAAGCAGTGCCTCGCACCGCTGACCGAGTTCATGTCCACCCTGACCAACGATTCGGGTGACATGCCTGCGCCGGTTGATCTGGAAATCACCAAGCCCGAGGGCGTCAATCACATCCTCGTCGGCAAGGGTGATGGCACTACTACGCTATGGCTGTGGCGTCCCGATGCCGTGGTTTGGTGGGGCGACACGAATCGTGATGTCGATCCCGCACCAGTGGATGTCGTCATTTACTCCAAGTATGGCGAGACCACTGTCCCTGTTGGCGGCTTTGCCACCGGGGTTCTCGTCAGGTAATGGAAGGACATCATGAAGGACGACCTCAAGCGACTCGGGAGTTTCCTGTTCGCATACGCCAAGAAGGCGACGTACGCGGGTGCTGTTGCGGCCATCGCTATCGCTCTTCCGTTGATGCAAGACGGAGTGAGCAAGGGGGACCTGGCTGCCGCAGCGGGCGCATTCGTCGCCGGATTCGTCGGGACATTCGCACTCAAGAATAAGGACTAAGCATGGCGTGGCTCTCTCTGGTAGTGGGCGATAAGACCGTTCCGACCACATTCGACGCAGATATCAAGGCACTGCTAGAGAGCGACGGCCACACCGTGACTTACGTATCGGATGACGATTCCGTGCTGGCGGGTATTGACTGCCATGTCATCTTGGAGTCCGTCTCGCCCGGTATTCTAACAACCAAGTACACCTCAATTACCGACCCCGTGGTTAGCATGGAGGTTGGCGGTTGGGATGATTTGAATATGACCAATGTGAACGGTACTAACCTGCTGTCGGGTACTAGCTGGGAAATTAGTTCCCATCCAATTACCAATGGCATCAGTACCGGAACACAGAATGTCAAGACTACATCGCAAGGACGCTTCGGCGTCCCTGCGGCCAACCTCGGCGCTGGCGTACAATCGTTCGCTGCCGCTGACCCTACTAACCCTACGCACATCGTGGGTTACGCCTACGACACTGGTGCTGCAATGACCACTGGTAACGCTACAGCACGCAGAGTCGCCCTAGGCATGGTCGATTCATGGGGAACCACTCTCAACTCGACTGGTGACACCATTGTCCTCCAAGCCGTAGAATGGGCATTGGGGCGCAAGGATAAGCAACACCCTGTTTGCTCTCAGTATACTAGTTTCTTTTAGGAGAACCCATGGCTCGCTATACAGCGGTCGTAGAGTCCACTGCCGCCCTCGGCGCAGACACCGCATTCGGCTGGCTCCGTCCAGTTGCGGGTGCCGGTGGTAAGCTGCGCCGTGTGACGCTCGGTGTCCTGGCCGGTGCCTCGGTGCCTACCAGCCAGCAGATCGAGGTCGGCATCGCACGCACGACCAACGCGGGCACTACGCCTGGCGGTTCGGTGACCGGCGCTAAGCTGGACGCCAACATGCCTACGGCCTCGTGTCTGTTCCATACTACTTACGCCACTCCACCCACAGTAACCTCGCCAGACTTCTACAAGATTGCGTTCAACTCGCAGTCGGGTGTCGATCTGCCTGCGGAACTGGTTGAGGAGTGGCAGCTAGCAGCCGGTACCACAGACGGCTTCGCTTTCATCAACCGTACCAACGCTCTGCCAGCATCGCACAAGCTGGTGCTGAGTGTAGAGTGGGAAGAGTAAGGACTAACTAATGCGTCGTTGGCGTTATCCACGCAACCGGCGCGGTCGGTTCTTTGATTATCCCAAGGTAATTCCGGTAGCGCCCCCCCGTGCTCCTGATCGTCTAGCGCGCAGGAGGCGGGCGGCGTTTACCGTACGCCGTGGTGAGTTCTGGAATAGGGTTCCGGCCCAGGTGGTGGTGACGCCACCGGCCTACGTCCCTCAGTTCTCCACTACCGAGCGTAGTAGGTCCAGGCCGATTCGCCGTGGACGCTTCTTCACCCGAGTACCCGCACAGGTGGTGGTTGCACCACCGAGTTATCCGCCTACCTTCATGATGGCAGAGCGTGGCAGGGCGAGGCGTACCAGGCGTGGCCGGTTTTTCGGAGTGGTGGCGACGCCAGCCGTCCCGGTGGTCTCGTCACGGGTCCCGGATCGTATTTCTAGGCGTCGTGTAACACCCGTTTACAGGTGTAGGACCCGCTTCTTTGGGTTCCCACGTCAGTTCATCCCATTCCGGGACCTTGTAATCTCTAGAGTAGCCCGTCCTGGCGTTTCCTGGGCCGCTGTAGGCCCCGCAGGGGCGTCCTGGGGTAACACCCTAGAGAAGGGGGTCTGGGCCGTTAGAATGCCTTACAGCGCGTTTGAGACAACGGAGCCACATAATGAGTAAGCCACTTAAGATGCGTCAGGACAGCCTGGTGTACGTCAAGGGGTCGATCAGCGTAGACCATGACCTTACCGGGTTCCCGGTTTACGTGGCCATGCCTCAGGCGTACAAGCCACCGGCCTTGTCCGATTTCCAGCCTGCCACTGTGACCGATGTCACAGCAGATGACGGTATCTGGACTGTAGCATTCCGCATCCTGATCGGACCCGGAGGGTCCATCACCAAGGGTGCCGGTCTCTACGACTGGACCGTCAAGTTGACAGATAGCCCCGAGGTCCCCGTCATGAAGGGTGGCCAGATTCAGATTACGGTGACGTAATATGACATTCTGGTGGTGGCAAAAGTTCTGCGACTGGCTGGTCGAAAGTTCTTGACAAACACCCGGCGATGTGGTAGTCTTATCTTGTCAGTGGGATCGTGTCGCTACGCTCACTGACATGGGGTCAGATACCCCATCAACGTTACTCAGGGTGTAACTACTAGACGGTAGGGTTCGGATTGGAAACCCGAACCTTACCACCCTGCCCTATTAGCTCAGTGGATAGAGCACGTGGCTACGGACCACGGTGCCGGGAGTTCGAATCTCTCATAGGGCTCTGTGCTGGTAACGCAAAGGCAGACGTGCCTGGTTGTGTCCCAGGAGTATGCGGGTTCAACTCCCGTCCAGCACCCGGTTCTGTAGCTCAGTTGGCAGAGCTTCCGGTTGAAGCCCGGAGCGCACAGGTTCGATCCCTGTCGGAACCACGCCCCTATGGTACAATGGATTAGTACAACTGCCTCCTAAGCAGTAGGGTCCAGGTTCGAATCCTGGTAGGGGTACCGAAGGTGTGTAGCTCAACTGGTTGAGCACCTGGTTTACACCCAGCACGATGCAGGTTCGAGTCCTGTCACACCTACTAGGCAAGGCTTAGCGGCCTTGTCAGGAAGTGGCCGAACAACGTCTACAGGCAAGGCTGGGGCGTAAGGCTTGCGAGGGAGTGTCACTCGTAACCATCCAAGGGCGAACTGCTGAGGATGGGAGAAGAGGACCAACGCCGGTAGTCAGTCCGGTTGGCACTCAGGTTAGACACCGCCTCGTAGATGGACGGACTACTTAGGCATGGTAACTCTTGCCCCGTACCTTGTGGGTCGCCAATCCCACCTTCCACCCTTCTTAGCGCAGTAGAGCAGTTCGGTAGCTCGCCAGCCTCATAAGCTGGAAGTCGTGGGTTCAAATCCCACCTGCGCCACGCGCCGGAAGTACCTGGTGGTACAGGGAGTCTGTAAAACTCTCGCTTCGGCAGGTTAGGTTCGATTCCTGATCGGCGCACTGTGCTGCCTGTGGCATTCAATGAGGTATCGGGACTCCCTAACCCGTGAGATAGTGGGAACACAGGCACCCTGGTACTGTGGGTGAGTGGCTAGCCATCCGCCTGCAAAGCGGAACCATGCGAGTTCGAGTCTCGTCAGTACCTCTACACAATTCAATCTCATCATCACGCTGAGACTGGCCTCTGTCAGCCTTTAGGCTGGCGGGGGCCTTTTTCGTCAAGAGAAGGAGAGAGAATGCGCAAGATGGCAGTGGTGTTGGCCATCTGCCTAGGTCTAATCCTGGGCAGTGAAGTAGCAGCCGACGCCGGAAAGCGCGACCGACGAATCCACCATGCCGTAGAGATTGCGGTACGACAGATTGGAGACCCCTACGTCTACGGAGCAGACGGACCCAACGCGTTCGACTGTTCGGGACTCACCTATTTTGCATATCGGGAGCGAGTGGGATTCAACATTCCCCGGACTTCCCGTGACCTGGCGATGCGGGCAAGGCCCATTCGCAAGTCACACCTTAAGCGTGGCGACTTCATGTTCTTCAACAATGGCAGTCGCAGCAGCACGTACCATGTCGCTATCTTCCTCAAGTGGAAGCACGGCAGGCGAGTCATGCTACACGCACCACGGCCAGGACAGACGGTACACCGGGACAACCCATGGACCGGGCAGTGGGATGCAGGAACACTACGACGGAGGTAAGAGACTGAGGGTAGCCCTTAACGGGGCTACCCTCTTCTCGTCTAAAACGAAAACAGAAGAAGAAGTAAGTAATACATACTATAACCACTACCCTCCGGGTAGCTGCAAAAATACACCCATTTTCCGATTCTGTCTAGAGGTCCTCGGCCAGAACCGACAGTTTCTTCGACTTGACAGGAGCCGATCCATCTGCTATAGTAGACACATGTCAACTATTGGAGGTGGTGCCTGTGGGTAGGGTCAACTGGCCGTACCGAGAGCAGCGTAAGCGACACTTGAAGCATCGAGGTCATCGGATGAAGAGGAGGACACGTGCCCAACGTCAGGCCCAAGCGAGTGCTGACAACTATGGACGCTGGGGATCAATGGGTCGCCCGGTCCGTCAGCGGCCCAGCAGGCCGCGCAAGCCTGAACGGCCAGGGTGGTCGAAGGCAGCGGGGGACATCCAGTGGGAACGTGTGGTTGAGCCTGATTCAGAGAGTTGGGACGGACCTGAGGCAGAGCGACTGGATGACGGAAGCGAACTGCGTCGGGGAGGACCCCGAGATATTCTTTCCCGAGCACGGCGGACTCAACAGCGAGGCAAGGCAGATATGCAACGCGTGTCCGGTGAGGGAGGAATGTCTTGAGTACGGACGGAACGAAGAGCACGGGATTTGGGGCGGTACCAGTTATAGCTCTCGCCAGAAGCGAGGGGAACTTCGCACGGACTATTGCGCCGGGGGTTGTGGCAATCGACTGGCCAACAACACGACTGTCGAGTACTGCGCCTGGTGCGATCCTGATGAGAAGCGAGGACTACGACGCCGTACTAAGATTCTACGAGAGCGTGCTCGCCAAGCCGGAAAACCTGTTACAGCAACCGTCAGGGCAACGCCCCTCGAAGCAGCCGTCGCCGGAGTCATCCGGGGTATTCATGCGCTGGGTGAGGAAGCTACGCGACCGAAGCTATACGCTCGGCTGGCGGCTAATCGCCGCCCTTCATTCGAGCAGGCTATGCTACAACTCCAAGACCGAATCACGGAACGAGACGGAGTGATCAGTCTAAATGATTAGAATTCAGAGGGGTACACATGAGGCACAACAGCCTCTCATTACGTGCGACTCCTATGGTATCTGGTATGGCATCTACAAGACCGAGCCAGGCTACGAGCCGACCACCATTCTCTTCTACTATGGAAGGTTGGATCATGACGGATACTGGAATTCCTGATGGCCCGCCGCCGATGTCCTTCTCCCGTCATACGAGCCTTGCCACCTGTGGCGAACAGTATCGACTGGAACGGGTACTCAAGATGGATTCCGGTTCAGCCTGGGCACTCGTCGGGGGGAACGCAGTCCACGCCTGCATCGAGAAAATCCTCAGAGAGAAGGTAGGCGATGACTGACTATGAACATTTCTTCACGGACGAGTTCCACGCTGCAATGGAAGAGGCGCAGCAGTGGACAGACGTTCCCCCGGAGGACTGGCGAGCGTCTGGTCGTAAGTCTAAGGCTTGGCCAGACAAGGAAAACCAGGATTACTGGCTTACTGAGGGTCCCAAGATGGTTGCCGCTTGGGTCGCTTGGTGGGATCGTATGGCTGTTGAAGAGGGATGGGAAGTGTGGCGCACACCTACTGGTAGTCTGGCTATCGAGTTGGGAATCGACGGCATCGCGATTGGCGGCATCCCGTGGCGAGGACACATTGATGTCGTCGTCCGAGACAGTGACGGTGACCTCATCATCGTAGACTGGAAAACCGGTTCCGGTACACCCAAGTCCCCGATGCAGCTTGGAGAGTACGCATGCGCTATCGACGCTCGCTTTGGAGTGAGGGTGAAGTTCGGTGCGTTCTACAACGCCCGCAAGGCGGACACGGGTCCGTACTTCGTACTGGATCGGTACACCGACCGGCGAGTGGGCAAGGTGCTACAGGCCAGCAGGAATATGATCAACCAGAACCTATACGTCCCGAATCCGGGACCACTGTGCGGCTCCTGCGGCGTGCGAGACTGGTGCTGGGTGATGTCCGAGCACCCCGAAAAGGTAGCGGAGGTACCCGACTTCTAATGTGGTTGCTGATGTGGGCGATGTTCGTGCTGTTCGCTATGGCGATCAGCACAGGTGATCCGCTGACGACCCTGTTCTTCGGTGGATTGTGGCTGATTTGCATGGCCTGTCTGCCCACAAACAGCCGACACATGTGATATACTCTCTGGACGGAGGTAAGACATGGCACGAAGCAAGCGGAGGTTCTACCGCAGACGGTGGCTCAACAGTCCCGGCTACAACAGTCACGCACACGTGCTGGCGCAGATCAAGCGGTTCCCGAGGACGAAGGGTGACGCCGGTACTATCGACGCGTTCTTCTCCGTAGGTGACTGTAGTCGAGTGGCCACCCTTGAGTTCTTCATGGGTGACGACGTACAGGAGGAGGCGAATCAGCTTCGCAAGGCTATTGCCTTTGCTGAAATGGCGACGGATTTCCGGGACGCATTGATCGCGGAATACGAGAGTTTGGAAACCGATAGAAGAATAGTCGCGAAGGAGGAAACAAGTGACTGACAAGTGGCGAATCGAGGCCACCATCCCGACCGTGCCGTACGGTAACGTGCATGTAGGGGCGGACACCTGGTCCGAAATGTGGGAGGTCCTGGACGACCCCGACATGGACAAGGTGATGGACGCATTGCGTCTGGCCGAGGCGACGGATACCGTGAGGCGGGCTATGCCCGGTACGACCTCGGAACCCACCGAGCGCTCGGAATCGGCTCCGCGCAGCGGTGGCTACGGACGGCGTAAGGACGCCGCCGAGTCTCGCGAGCGAGGCGAGGGTGCCGGTCAGCAGTACTGTGACCACGGCCAGATGAGGTACTACAACGGCGGACAGTGGCAAGCATATTTCTGCCCGCTCAAGAAGGGTGACCCGAATGCCTGTCAGCCGCGTGATGCGGAGACTGGCGAGGAGTGGAAGCGCAACCGGTAATGTTCGTTACCCTGGTGATTTTCCTTGTGATCGTGGGGGGTGCGTTCCTTTTGGGAACGCGCTTCCCCGACAAGGGAACCAAGATCGAGACTAGGGAACTACGACTCAAGCTAGGTTTGGCGGAAGAAACTATTCATGCGTGTGCTAACTTCGCCATAGAGGACGCCGACCGGGGTATCCTGTCGGAACAGATTCTCTATGAGACGAGGATGTATCACGTCAACGGACGGGAGATTACTGCATGAGCAAGCATTTAACATTTCCACGCATGATTGCGGCTGCCCTCCTGGCGTTCGCGGTCATCGTTGGACTGTCGTCCTGTAGCGACGACGCTGAGGTGGCATCGGAGAATATCAGCAAGGCCGCTGACAACTTCGAGGTGCCGCGACAGATCGTATTCTACAACGGCATCACCGACAAGTATGTCGCCGAGTTCGAGGGTTACTGTTCCATTGATGACGAGGGCAGGCAATTGGAGGTTACTTGCAAGGACAAGAGTGGCTACTCTAAGCACTTCCTTGGGCTATCGGACAATGTGACATACTTTGTTCTACAGGCAGACCCGGTGAACGTGAGTACGGATCACTACCGGGTGACTTTCAAGCCCGAGTCCGTCGTTCCGGACTATAACATACAGTAAGGACAGGAGACTAATGGATACAACGCAGGCATACGTACAGCGTATCCTCAATGATCGACTGGCTGGCCTGACGACTCGCAAGGCGGGTCTGAATGAGCAGCTTGAGGTCATCAAGGGCCAGGAGGCCGAAGTCGAGCAGGCGCTCGGTGAGGTTGAGGCCGAAATCAAGACCGTCAACGATAACTTGAAGGGGCTCAAGTAAATGGCTTACGACAAGGAACGTTTCTATGACGACCTCGAAGAACTCCGAAAGACTCAGCCTTTCTCGTCGGATACGGCGGCAGCAATTGCTGAGTCGGTCTGGCCAAAGATTGAGGAGGCCATTGACGAGGCGGTCAGTGAGGGAATTGGAGAGTACGAACTTGAGCAGCGAGACGTACCCGTTGAGTAGCCACATGGCGGATGTCATCCAGCGGGCCGAGCCAAACATGCCTCGGAACCGGGCACTGAACATCGCCAAGGAACTACTCAACGCGGGATTCGTATACCGACTACAGTACGAGAACGTGAGCAAGAGGAGTTGGGGCTAAGTGAAGTCTCTAGATCGAGCCATCCTGGCGAACGGACAGGGGGGCCATCCCCTTCCATCGGTATTCCCTGCTTTCGAGCAACGGAAGATGTTGTTCCGTCGAGGCGAGGTGGCTATGATCGCTGGTCAGCCTGGTGCTGGCAAGTCTCTGCTCGCACTCTGGCATGCTACTCGGTGGGTCAAGGACTTCAACCTCAAGGGGTTGTACTTCTCGGCTGACAGCACCCCCCTGGTGCAGGCGTCTCGGGCCTTGGCCATGACCACGTTCAGCAATGACGTGGCCACCGCCGAGTACATGCTAGAGTCGGAGGACTCGGGTTCTCTGGAAACACTGTACGACAACACGAAGGGACTCAAGTGGTCCTTCGAGCCGGACATCACCTACGATACCATGCACGAGGAACTGCTTGCCTTTCAGGAAATGTGGGGCGAGAGTCCAGACTTCATGGTGGTCGATAACCTCACCGATGTTGACGGATACGGGGAGGACGAGTGGGGCGGTATGCGCCGTGTCATGAAGGGGCTCACGTCCCTTGCACGCACGGAGTATCCGTTCATCCTCGTCCTACACCATACGTCGGAGGAGTATAGGGATGATCCGGCACCGCCGCGCAAGGCGATCCATGGTAAGGTGAGCCAGAAGCCCGCCCTGGTGATCACCCTAGGCGAAGGCGGCGGCGGGCACAAGTATGCTGCACCTGTCAAGAACAGGAGTGGCCCGAGTGATAAGTCAGGACGGGTCGCCGTAGACCTGTCATTCAACTATTCGAATATGCATTTCGGCTAATGTGGCAGCTAGACCTACTGGCTGCCCACCAGAGGAGTAGAAGAACAATGGCAGACCGATTCGATTACAAGGTAACCCTCAAGCTGGGCGACGAGCCCTTCGCTCACGCAAAGCTGGACAAGCTGTGGAGTGACGGAGAGTTCAAGTTCGACGCGGGCATTACGACAGCCGAGTTCCAGGCTGCCGACAGGGCCGGTGTCGCACGAGTGACCGTGCTCATCGAGCGCGTCAAGGCGGAGGCGAAGTAATGCCAGACCCGAAGGGATATCCGCCACGCCCGCCACGGCCAGACAAGCCGTTGCATCCGCGTGACCCGAAGAAGCCGCCCATCACACCCCGACCGGCACCACCGAAGAAGTAATGCCCGGTCAGGACAGACGGGATCAGGAACGCCGCATAGCTGCCGAACAGGCTCGGCGTCTTGCTGAGCAGCAACGGCAGAAGCTCGTCCAACAACAGCGACAGAAAAAGGACGAGCAACGAAAGAAGAAATGAGGACGGACATGGATGCTGACACTATGCAAGAGATTATGGAGAGGTTGGACCGGGCTTATAGCCGCTGGCTTAGCACCATCTATGATGATGAGGCTACACCGGAAAATGTCCGACGTGCTCTTCGTAATCTCATGGAGGAATGTCAAATAGTAATCCATGAATACGGAATCGAGGAGTAAGATGAGTCGTGCAATTGGCACGCCGGTCGAGACGGCGGTTGTCAACGTGCTGCGAGCAAGTGGTTGGCCGCACGCCGAGCGGCGTGCCTTGCACGGTTCCAAGGACCTAGGAGACGTGACGGGTACTCCGGGTCTATGCTGGGAAGTGAAGGGCGGCAACGCCGCACAGACGGCATCGGACGGATTGATTGATGACTGGCTGGTGGAGACGGAGGAGGAGCGGAAGAATGCCAAGGCAGACTATGGTATTCTCGTCCTCAAACGAAAGGGCGTGGGTCTAACCAACGCTGGTAATTTCTGGGCTATCATGTGGCTTGGCGATTTCTATCGACTGTTGAACCCGGATGACTGGACGGAGACTTTGACGTATACACAGTACACTCCCGTTCGTGTCCGACTACATGAAATGACCGATCTACTCAGGCGATGCGGATACGGAGACCCTCATGCAGAAGCAGCAGATTCCTGACCAGAAGATGAATGTAGGCCGGGGCTGGGAGCGTGTGCTGGATGAACTACACATGGAAATCAGCGCCATCTACCCACACTACGAGGTTATCCAGGTCAAGGAAAAGTTTGGTGGCCTGCGTGTTTACATCAATCACTACGGGCTGGATCATGACGAGGTTGAGCGCATCGAGCAGTCCATTCAGCTTGCCGAGTCCCGCTGCGCCAAGCTTTGCGAGAACTGTGGTGCCCTGGCACTAGAGGGCGCGCGCCTCCCGAAGGGCAAGGGCGGCGGCTGGTATCGCACACTCTGTGATATGTGCAGGGACGGGGCGACCGGTGTTGGCTCCTACTAACGACTGGCCTATCTACCCAAGCGGCGACCACGTTGGGGGTGCGCCGCATTTCTTTCACGGTAACCCCCGTGCAGAACATATCTGCACCTGTACGGATTGGAGGCCCCATGCGTCACTTGAATCTACCGCTGAGGCCACTGCTAGAAGAGTACGGAGTGGAATTCAATCCCGAGTACGAGGAGAACCAGCAGGTGAGTTGTCCGGTCCATCCCGACCGGGACCCATCCTGTTCCGTCAGGCTGAGTGAGAACGACTGGCACTGCTTCTCCTGCGGGAAGGGTGGCGGACCTATTCAGTTGGTTATGGAACGGGAAGGACTAGGATATCACGATGCTGTCAGTCGAGCAACGGAACTGGTTGGGGATGCAGTCGGAGAGGTACGAGACACATCTTCACTTGGCGGATGGGGTGCTGCAAGCGCGAGGGTTGCAGGACATCGCAGCTTCGTACCACCTTGGCGTCGTAACGGAACCGCCGCCCGCGCATAGGCGATTCGATGGCCGACTATCAATCCCTTATATCACCCCTGCCGGTGTGGTCGATATCCGATTCCGATGCATTGAGGACCATGACTGTGCCGAGATTGCAGAGCGGGAGAAGGAAGCCGAAGTCCCCGTGCAGTGGCGACACAAGAAATACCTACAGGTCGGAGAGGATCACGTCTATAATGTCGGAGCATTCCATGAGAGAAGTTTTGCTATTGGAGTCTGCGAAGGTGAACTGGACGGAGCAATTGCTGATACCCTCGTCCTCCCTAGTGTCGGCATTGCGGGAGCTACGAAATGGAAGTCCCACTGGTCTCGTCTTTTTGAGGACTACGAACGAGTCTTTGTCATTGGTGATGGAGACCCCGCTGGAAGAGAATTCTCCAAGGTTGTATCGCGTAAGATTGGAAATCACGCCGTTGGAATCGTAATGCCGGACGGGCATGATATTAACTCCTACTATGTCGAGCATGGTGAAAAGGAACTAATTAAGACAATTCTAGGAGAGTCGGAGTGATATGCCCACGGACTATGAGGTAACATCAAGAATCGTGAGGAGGCTACAGGACCTCGGTTTGAAGGTGGTGCAGATTGATCATGCGAATCAGCAGATCACAGTAGACTACCGATTGGAGACACGGGATGTCGGACCCACGAATCGTAACTCTCGACATTGAGAGGGCAATGGGGTGGGTCCGCATCCCCTTCTGGTCCCTCAGTGGATGGAAGAATCGCCGCATTCCAGCTAAGTACGTAGAGGAATGGCCACGCATGATCTGCATGGCGTGGCGCTGGCTGGGTGAGACACCCATCCATTTCGCCGCTGAATGGAATGACCGAGAGGACCTGCTGGAACAGACTTGGAATGTCTATGATCAGGCCGACATCGTAGTCGGCCATAACATCGATTTGTTTGACACTAAGGCGCTGGCCGGGGAGTGGTTGGAGGCGGGCATGGACCCGCCCTCTCCCTGGCGTAGCGTCGATACCTATAAGGTCGCTCGGCGTAGGTTCGGGTTCGAGTCCATGACCCTCGACTCGCTGTGTGAACGACTCAGTATCCCCGGAAAGACGGGAGAGTACGATGCAGAACAGGTTGCGGAGGCTCTTGCCGGTGATGCCAAGGCACAGCAGGCGGTCACGGTTTACAACAAGGGTGATGTCATCGCCGCCGAGAAGGTTTATCTTGCTCTACGTGGTTGGGCTCCAAATCATCCCAACCTTGGCGTTTACAGCGTCGATGGTGCTGTTTGTTCCCACTGCGCTAGCTCCGATATTCAGTGGCGTGGCTATCGGGATACAAATACTGGTCGTACTCGCCGCTATCAGTGTAATGAATGCGGCGGTTGGTCAACCACGGGGGCGAGGGAAGTAAAGACCGACCTTAGGAGTATCTAATGCCTCAGCGTAGACGACACGACACATCCACGGCTATCGCTATTGCGTCAGATCATAAGTTTCCGGCTGCCCCACCCCGCATGGTGTGGGACGAGCGGATCGCTGCACTGAATCTGAATGAAGAGCCGATGGACGAGCAGGAGCTACGCCGTATCATGGTGGAGCGACATGCCCTCATCCACCGTGCTATGCTCATCCTGACACCGAGGGAGCTAGCGGTTATCCATCGCCACTACGGGTTCTATACGGGGGAACCGATGGACTTGAGGATGTGCGCCGAGGACCTTAATGTCACTTATAACGCAGTCCAGAAGAGGCACAACGTGGCCATGCGGAAGCTTGCTCGCTTCCTTAAGGTGCCATACCGCAAGCGGCCTGGCAAGTGGTGGTCCGGATCGGAGGGTTACGGATGGTAGAAATAGCACGCCCTTGGGCAGGCATTGATAGAAAAACCGGCATGTATTACGGCGGAATGGAAATCATAATCAGGAGAACGCGATATGATCGAATGTATCAACTGCGGAAATATATTCGACGGGTCAGCAAGTAATTGGCTATGCCCAAAGTGTAAGTTTCACAATAGTTGTTGCGAAGGAGATGTTTGTTATGCCAGGTCGGAGTAACCCACCGAAGTTGAAGTCCAGATTCCTACAGAAGAATGCAGTGGCGGCTGATATACTATCGCCCGGCGATATCGCCATTCGTAAGATCAATATTGCCCTCACTGCGGGCATCAAGAATCCCGACCTCGTGTGGTGGGCTGCATACTGGACGAGTATCCCGTATACACATGCGCTCGCGGTCGTAGAGCAGGAGACCAACGGTGCCAACACCTGGGGCCATGATGGAGGACCTGAGCACTTGTTCTTTGGCCACGCTCCCGCCGTGTCGGCTGATAACTGGCTGGCCTACAAGCGGGAGCGGGATCGGATGCATGAATTCCAGGGCGCTGACATCGTACAGCATACCAGCCAGTGGTGGCAGGATGCAGTCGATACGTTCGGCGGGGCTGATCAGGTATTGCCCGCCCTTCTGACCACCTTCGAGGTATTCAAGAGGCAGAAGGCCACGGGTATGACCTGGCTGGAAATCTTCACCGATTACAACGGTTCGCCCGAGTACGGTGCCGAGGTTATGGCCAAGGTCGATGCATGGAAGCAGAGGCTCGGTAGCTAATGGTCAGGTGGCCGCGCTGGTTTCACACGCTATTTCCGGGGGTCGCAGCTTATGACGAATGGCATGAGCTATGGAAGGTGGCGCGGCTATTCCTGCTACTCATCGGAGTTTGTCTAGTGATTGCGAGTTTCGTACTGTGAGTGAATTCAGTTGGTTCAATAGCCCACCGCCTACAGCAGTGGCCGAAAGGACTAATGAGTTCAACGTCCAGCTATTCGGCGGGCGTTGGGACGGACGCTGGTACTTTCGCATGACTGCCCTGCCCAAGCGTATCATCATTCCCGATTCGGTCCCCGAGGACGAGGACCGTGAACTCATCTACGTTCGGGCTGAATGGGATGTCGATGACTACAATGCACATGACTATATGCGTTACAACTTAAAGGACGGAGGCTATTACGGATGTCCGTACCAGTCGGAGGCGGAATGATGGAGACGACTGCCTACTTTGATGAGGTAGAGGGTGTGGTCAATGAGTTGAAGTTCATGCTCTCGTGCAACGACCCGCTGAATGACGTTGAGCGAGCCGCTGTACTACAGATGCGGGAACTGCTCATGCTCGGCGCTACGGCGCTCTTCGAGACACAGATGACACACCTCGGCCTGCTGGCAAGGCACGGCAAGGTGGAAAATTCTGCCGACACAAGTAACTCAGTAGACAAAGAAGGGTAATAGATGAAGAAGATCAAGTATGTGGCAGGGGCTGGGGAGGACGTGACATGACACGAGATGAGTTGCTCGCCATTCTGGCGGACATGCGTCTGGCCCACCCGTTCTCGGAGGCGACTGCTGTCGCCATCGCTGGCGAGCTGGACCCGCTGGTGACCGAGCGGGTCGACGCCGCGTACGCCGAAGGCGTCAGGGCGGGAAAGGCCAAGGCGAAGCCGAAGCAGAACTTCGTCTCCACGCCGGGGGATGGGGTCTGATGTTCCGCAGGCTGAGCGCTGTCGGCCTCCTGCTTCTGGCCATTCCCGTTGCTGGACCCACGTCGGCGGAGACCGACTGCTTTGGTAGTTGGACTCAGGCACCGTCGTTCTATGTAGGCAAGAAGATTGACCGGCTGCTCAGCGACAAGCGGATGACCGTCTCTGAGAATGCCTGTGCCAATTTCAGCCACGCTCGTTACGTTATTATCGCCAACCCTAACGGTAACGTTGGGGTCGCTCCTCACGTTAGGTAGGTATTCATGCGCAAGATTATTCTCTTTCTGACATTCGCATTTGGAATTCTGCTGGCTCCGAGTGCTGTTGCCAGCCAGGCCAGCACCGTGAGTACGGCCCCAACCGGCCCGGTGGCCATCCAGATGCACGTTACCAACGACCCTCACGTTGGTAACCCACGCTATAAGAACTTCAACAGTGTGAACTTCGACTTCGAGGGTGGTTGGAGTGACGGCAGCAAGGCTAACTTCCGGGATGCTGCCGACAACCTAGAGACTCGCCTTAGCTGGCCTCCTAACATCTGGGTTCGAGACTGTACGGGTAACCCTGGCAAGTGCATCCTTGTTTTCAAGGAAGGATGTAACGCACAGACTCACTCGTGTCCTTACGCAGAAATGGGTCGGCAGTCCGGTGGTCCTAACGCCATTTGGTACCACAGTAACGCGAGCCCGCTGTCTCAGCGCCTCGCCTGCTGGGCTATCGTTCAGGACTTCGGCCTGCATAGGCACCACGGCCCCGGCTGTGCCAGCGTTGACTTCAACGATTGGACAACCGGCATTACCAACTCAGAGGAGGATGCTCTGGATGGTGCTTACTGTACCAGTTGTCGCGGGCTGGAAGAGTCGGACGACGGGGTTCCCGCGTTCGAGGAGGTAACCGCTCCGGGAGAGTAAACCCAAGAAACACAAGAGAGGGCCGGTCATTACGACCGGCCCTTTTCTTATGCGTCAGGACTCGGATAGGTCATCAACCGCTCCCTGATTTCCGCCCAGCGCGTGGACAATCTCCCGTGCTGCCTACCGCGATCCTCGACCTCCTCTCGGATTCGCTTGACTTCCTTGGAAATCTTCGGGTCCAGTAGTTCGAGCAAGACCTCGGTGATCTGCCACAGGTGCAGGTACGCCGCCTCTGGATCACTCGTGTCGATACTGCGGAGTCCGACCAGGGCTCCGTGCTGAATGACGTGCGGCGCAATCACGAGGTCGTCTGTGCTTCGCTTTCCCATGGGCTCTCCTCCCTTCGTAGCTTCTCTCGCATAGCCTCACGGCGGGCTGACGCCCACGCTGCGGGGCTAGCATGGTGGACTGGTAGTACCCAGCTACGGAACTCTGTTCCGCCCTGTAGGGTCAAGCTGTGGGCTGCGGACTCGGCCTGCTTGGCCGTCTGGTAGTTGCCGAGGGCCACCTTATCGGCGGCTGTATCGTCAGGATCGTAATACCTGCCGTCCTCGTAGTACAACTGACCGACTACCGTGAACTTGGCTAGTTCCTCGTAGATGTTGAATGCCTCTGCAAGAATGCGGCCTGCCAGCGAGAACAATTCCTCCTGACCTTCGACCGATAGAGAATCAAGGTCATCATCCAGAATGTCCATGATTCGGCGAGCCGCCCTCTTACCGGGCTTGAGTGCCATTTCGTCTTTCCACTCCATTCAATTCGGTGAGCATGGACTTGATTGTCCCGGCAGTCACGCCGGGATGGTGGTCTGCCATCCATTCCCACTTTTTGCGAAACTCCTCCATCGTTGTCGGGGTTAGGAAATTGCCCCACGGCCATGTTGTTTCGGTCATTAGCATCCTCTCATAATCGTATCGGTCATGATCACGGCTGCAAATGCCAGCCAGAACGCGGCAAAGGCGATGCCACTACCAATACTCATTTACCCTCCCTCTGTACGATAGCTGCGGCCTCGCTGAACGCAGCGGCTCGGGCATCGGCTGCCACCCAGCCACGGCTGCCCTTTTCCCACTGCTTGGCCACTGTCTGCGCGTCCTCGCTCCGCTCTCGCAGGAGACGGACTAGCTTGCTAGGCATTCCTTCGCCTTTCGAGGATAAGGGCATGACGATTGGCGCGCGCCGTGTCCACCAGGGGGTCCAGTTCGATCAGCAGAATCTCCGCCTCCTCCACATCCAGTACCATGATGACATTCATTTCGTCATCCGGGTCGGTGAATTCGATGAGCCCATTGCCCGTGGTCTGGATATTCGGAAGGGCATAGACTGTAGTCTTATACTTGGTCATTTAACCTCCTTCGTAGTATCCCTCAATGATGTCGGCGTAGTCCCGCAGGAACTGCTTGGGATATGCCGTCTCGTCGGGCAGCGCCTCGGCTGCCTCTCGTACCGCCTCTGCTCGAAGCTGCACTCGGTTCTCGTGTTCCGTCGCCGGGTCCTTGAGGACACCGGCCTGGGCCAGGTCCTCGATTACCTCACGGATTTCGTCAGCGTCGTAATATGGAAACGCTTCGTCAAGTACGGCGTATGCGGCCTGTCGTACCGTCTCTGTCTCGTCTAGAATATTCATAATCCTCCTGTCTAATAATAGCAGGCGAGGGCTGCATGTGCAACCCCCGCCTGGGGCGTGGCATAGCTGGCGTGGCGTACCACTCATCATTACCAGCACCGTACCGCTTCCTGCCTATTCGACTCGCAACAGGGCTGAATGCCCAGCCAGTCGCACCGGGTCGGGCTCGGGGTCTAGAAGGGCTCATCCTCGTCGGGCACTTCGACTGACGGGAACCAGTCCCGCACCCTGACACTAGGCGGCGAGGACGCCCTCGCTACCTCTCGGAGGCGAGTACGTCCTGGCGTAGGGTCCGGGCCCTCGTCGCGCTGTTCCTCCGGAATGTGAATCGGCCATGCCAACAGGTCGATTTCCCATCGCGCCATCGGAATTGCGTAGTCATCCTCGGCCAGTACGTCAGCCGCCGCGTTCGCGCAGTCATTGCACGTACACCCGTCCATGGACACTAGTGCCATGTAATGCTCACGAGTTTCCTCGTCACACGCTTGGAGAAAGTACCTCCACCCGCTCTCGGCTGCGGTTTGATTCGCCGCTTGTCGAGCGGCGAGGCGGTCGCGCCGGTAATCATCAAACGGGTTGACCGTTGTTGTTAATGGCGGGGGGGTGATATAGGCAGGGGCAGTGAAATCCCTCACGAAATTCAGAGGCTCATTATAGCGAGCCTGTTGAAGCTCAACCTCTGGATCGCGGCGACGCCGACCATCCGGGGTGAGGACGGTAATACTTGTGACATCGGCTGACGCCACGCCGTAGCCACTCGGCCACGTCCATGTGAGAGGATGCCCGACACCCTCGCACTGGAAGTTACGCACCTCCCGGAAGAAGTTATACCGATCCGGTCGGTTGTAATGGGTCCGCCTAATGTGCGGGCCGGGTCCATTCGGACCAGACCTCACGACATAAAGCGACACCTCTGTTTGGAATTCAATCACGAAATCATTACCTCCTCTCCATTAATATAGGCACGCTGAATCACGTCCGTCTCATTGTGCTCATCGTCATAGTAATCGGGGTCGTCGGGATACCGATAAGCGTACGACAGACTTACGCCGTGCGGGTGGCGGTGGTTTTCGAGGGTCGAAATGATTATCGCACTTACGTTGTGCTCGGGCACGCGCTGCGACCGGCGTGAATAGCCCTGCCACATACGCATCCGACCCTGGCTATCCCACCAGAACTCATGGACCGCGCCGAATATGGTCTCTATCCGCATCACGGGCACGACTCCAACTCGCGGACGCGCGTGGCAACTGTCGCCTCGTCCTCCTGCTTCGCCGTCGCCTTAACCCTGTCGATCAAGTCAACGCAACAGTCGGTGCCCCACATATCGTCGGGCCTCTCATCCCGCCGCCATGCCTTGACGGTGCGCCCGTTGTAGCTGACCTCGACGGACCACGGCAGTCCGGCCTTGGATTCCTGATCCAGTAGCCTCATGCAATGGTCGAATCCGTTGCCGTAGACGATGACCAATCGACCGTCCGGCTGGTGCAGGTATGCCTTGATCCGGAATATCTTTCCGGGCATCGACCAGTCGGTGATTACCTTGTCGGGCTTCGGTGTGCCCGATGGTGACTTGGCTCGCTGACCTACCGTCACTTTCTTAGCAGGCGTCGCCGCCGCTAGGGCTGGCGGTCCCCACACGGGGACCAGTCCAGCGTCATCGGTCCAGCGGTAGCCTGTTACAACTTGGTTCATCTACTCAACCTCCGTTCTGTTTCCCGATGCCAGGTAATGGCACCATTTTGATCTGCGTGACCTTTCATAATGCTGGTCACTCGCTGAATAGCCGTGAATCTACCGCTTCTCAACGGGCTGCTGTGCAGGTCGAGCGGTTCGCCCGGTCCGTCGCATGTGAAGCCGTGAATCAGCGATTCATAGCGTGACCGGCGTAGTTCTGTAACTCGACGGCGCGTGCCGCCGTTGCGCAGGACCAGTCGATCGCGATTCTGCGCCCGCCTCCCGAACATGAACATGTACGAGAGGGGTTCGGTGTTACCGTAGGAGTCATGGTTCGTCCCCTCGAATCGCCAGATAGTTGTCGTTGTCACGTGATTCGTTCCTCCTCTCGCCTATTCAGGATAACGGTCCGGTCGTCCAGTTTCAGATGGACTATCTTTCCCGTCCAACCAAAGGATTCGGCTGCCTCCATGCACTCCTGGAACGAGCCCTTGCTGAATGTGATTCGCCGAAACATCGGCTCGCCCATATTCACCTCGCCTCGCGGGAATGCGACCGTAACGGAGATTGTTTTCGGCCTGTCATTCAGCCGCGCAATGAATGCGTCATCGTCGGAGTAATACAACGCTCCGGCATCTGCGTCATTCCATTGCGGGTTGTACGTCACCATACATTCCTCCTTTCTTTGGGTTCGGAATGCCTTGGCGTGGGCACGCCCGAGCGTGCCCCACCAGGATCAGTCCGCGTCCCACAATCCACGCGCACCAGCGAGTGAGCCTGCCTTGTCGGCATTCTCCTCCCACCACTTCACGTAGTCGTTAGCCTTTTGGGCTTCGTGATCCTCGCGTGTCTGGCCAGGACTCAGCCAGCAGACACACTCATCGACTTGACCCTCGCATGAGGAACAGGTCCAGCATTCCCCGCAGATACTTGGAAGGTCCTCGATCCACATTCCCCTCGCCTGGCAACCCTCGCACGTCCTCGACGTGTCGAGGTGTTCCGCTAAAGGGTTACCGCTTCCCCGGTCATACTCTCCGAGGAGGTCCGAGTCCACCGTCACGGTGTCCTCGGTCTTGGCGTGTGAGAATGTCACCGAGCTACTAGTCGTGCCCTCGGTCCAGTGGTAGGTTCCGCTTGAATCCTTCCACCAGTCGCCGTAGGTCACGCCACCGTTGCTCTTGCTGGTGCTGCCGCCGCTGTAGTAGTTACTACCGCCGCTGTAGCCGTACGCACCGCGCAGGTAGCGCGTGGAGGACCAGTCGTGTGAATTGTTGGAATACCAGACTCCATCAATCCAGTCGCCTGCATCCTCATTGATAATGAAGCCCTCACCGGCTGGATTGTCGGTGATGTTCGGGTCAATGGTGAGAATGGCGAATTTGTTGCCCTTGGTCGCCCACTTGCCAAGTTGCTTGCGGCCTCCTGGCGTGTGGACTGCGCCGAAGCGATACTTCGGCAGGTAGAACTCGGCCAGCTTGTGCGTGTCCGAGCGACGGTCGCCCTTGTACGGCCATGCCGCTTGCGGCAGGATGCCGTTGTGCGCCAGGTACGTCCGCTCATCACCGCCAACCATGAACGGGTGGCAGTTGAACTCGGTCAGGCTTCCGCCTGTGCCGATTCGAGAGTGGAATAGCGCGGGACCGTCAGGGTATTTCTTCCGCATATCCTCGAAGGCTTCGAGGATACGGTCGGAGTCCAGACCCTTCTGGACGATGATCCGCCCGTTGGCGATGATTGCGAATCCATCGCCGTCCGGATTTGCGACCGACCCATTCATGAGCCGGTCCATGTTAGGCTGACTGCCCTCCGGGAAATAGGTTAGCAAACACATACTGTGAGCCTCCTTAGACTCGGGACGCCAACGCGGAGTAGGCGTCGTTTCCGGTGAGATAGCTGCGGTATGCGCTGGTCGTGAATGCCCCAGCGCGAATGTCCGCAACGGTGAGATCGCGAGTGTATTGCACACTCGAATCGACCAGATCGATGCAGGAATACAACTCCTCCGCATCGGTAGTCGAGCGGAATAGCCGCAATTCCAACGTGTGGGTGTTGAGCGGGTTAATCACCGAGTAACGCTGCGGTGAGTAGCCTGCATTGCGGAACTCGCCGTAGTAGTCAGGCTGCCGGAAGTCCCGGCCTCCCATCCACTTCGACGGCTTCTGCCGCATTCCCATGGCCACGCCCTTCTGCTGATTCAGCAGGGGATTCGTAAGGGTCTCCGAGTATCCGGAGACATCGCCCCAGGAATCATAGATCGGCACCCGTGTCGGCGAGCGATCCATGCTCGGCCAGCGAGCCCATGAAGAATTCGTCCGGCGTGCGATGTCATCCCAGAGGGGACGATTCGCATAGACGAATTTCTGCCAGCGGAATGCGTGAGCCGGACCATCGAATCCGAGTCGCGAAACGTGAATGTGAATTCCCGCCTCGTCGCTCGCATACATGTCGTGCTCCGTCATCGCCGCCAGCAAGTCGGCCCAGCGGAATCCCTCGTGGTGCTCAGCGTGAGTGTGCGGCTGTGTAACGATTTCGAATCCCGAAATCGAGCCGTCCTCCTTGAGGAATCCCCGCTCGCCCATGATGTCACAGGCTGCGGCAGCGGCTTCATACATCGCGCCGCCGTCCTCAAGCTCAAGCTCCACGCCGAGGTGCGTCCTGCCGTCGCCGAACATCGTATAGGGTTCGGGACGATACCCGTAGCCCTGGATGAGTTCGCGTGCGGCCTGCCGCTCCCGCTCGTATCGTTCATTCTGGCACTCGTCGCATTCGTAGCGACGACCGCGCTGGCACTGTGCGTGCAAGCATTCCCAGCACTCACATGTGGTGGGCGGGGGCTGGTGAGTACACGTCATCGCGTCTGCGATGCCGTATCCACGCCGCCACTGCCCATTCTGCCAGGTGAACGATCCGGCATGGCCGTGTTCACCCTCCCAGCAGTACATGAATGCCTGGTGGACAGTCTGCGCCGATCCAGTCGAAGGCATCATGCCTCCTTTCTCTAGCGTTACTAGCTACGGTTTGAGCTAGCTCCGCCTCCATCGTACCAGACGATGGACACGGGGCCAAATCAGGGCCGTCGGGTGACGTTGCGCAGTCGCCTCGCCTTGCGGCGGTCGCGATCGCGCTTGCGCTTGCTGGCGAGGTCGGGTCGCTCGGGACGAGTGCGCCCGTTGCGTGGGCGCATCGGCATTGTGGACTCGAAGTCGTCATGCTGTCGCATTGTCAGCCTCCTTCGATTGTAGGTTCTGGACGATACGCTGATAAGCTTTCGCCTTTTGACGATGCCATTCGTCGCCGCTCTTTTTGAATGCGCCCATGTGATAGGCGAGTTCCTTTCGAGCGGATTCGAGCAACATGGCATCCATGTTCGTTAGGCCCGTCCCTTGAGGGACCAGAGCACGAGGAGGAATCCGATGAGTAGCCATATCGCACTCACCACTGCGGCCATTCTGCTGAATCCATGCGCGTGATTGCATTGCGCTGATTCAGAATCGACCGCCGTTCGCGCTTGGCGAGGAATCGCAGAATGCCGATATTGATTACGGCCCCGACAATTCCCAGCGGAATTGCGACGAATGCGATTGCCTGGATCATATTTCGATCCTTTCAATTACTCGCGCCCGTCGCCGCGTTTCGTACCGTGCCCATGTGGACATCCGGTCATCCTCGCGGAACGTGAATGCCCCGACGACACCGGCTGCCATGTGCCAGAATGCGATCATGGTAACCGGCACCAGCAGGGCACTCGGCTCCCATACGGCGCACACCGCCATGAGTGCGCCCGCGAGGTAATTGGCTGCCTCGCGGGTAAGGCCCCGCCTTAGCGTCCGTCCGTCACCCGTTCTAGTGTTGCGCATGATTGCCTCCATTCTGTAGGTTCGTGGCAATCCCTGGATACTCGCCTCCACGAGTATCCTAGGTGAGTCACGAATCGTATTTCCACACCCAATGCGTGCCGCGAGGCTGCACAAGTGCGATTTTGAATTTCGCTTTGACGCGCCCGCCCGCAGGGTGCACTAGCTGGGCCGCTGTGTCTGTTACTCGCAATTCCCAGCCGTTAGCCTGCGCGATTCCCGCGAGGTCAAGAGTGCTGTATTCCATTGCTTACCCTCCCCTCGCGACTAGGCACGTTTCGCAGTTGCACTCGCACTCACCAGGGTCCATGTGACAGGTCTGGTGAGGCTGGATCGAATCGACTAGCCGCAACTGCGGCGGTGGAATGACGCAACGCTCACGCATTGCCTGCTCCACGTAGCGCATAGCCTCGCGGGCCATTGTGTAACGGCCCATCTGGAATGCTGCGGCTGGCGATCCCTTGACGATGTTCTGACCGGTCTCGTCGGCAATAGTGCGGAACGTATCCGCTAGCTCTGCCAGACTGGTCATGATTCGTCAATCGAAAGGATTTCGACGTAATCCACGTCATTCCCGCCGCACCCGTACTTGTTCGCCAGGATGCGCTTGACCGCTACGCGATCGGGGATGCCTTGCTGGCGAGCGTGGTAGAGGTTCACCACATTCGTCCGTGCGAAGCGTGCCCATCCTGACCGCTTGAGGTCTTTCGACCAGCGCCAGGTAATGGTGCGCCGGAATGAACGGTGATAGTCGATTGTTACTTGACTTGCCATAGCAAGCCTCCATCCGGTTAGCGTGCGATTGCCTTGTGGCAATCTGGCCAAATTCGCGTTTCCGCGAATATGACCAGAACGTCACAGGTATTCTGCGAGGTCTCCGTCTCCGGGATCGCCGAAAGCCTGTAGAATGTCCGTCTCCGTGCCGTGGCGCATTGCCCACGACAGGCCCGGAGCGTTCATTGCCTTGTCGAACGATGCATCGGCTTCCGCCTCGCGGAATTGCTGTTCCTCGCGCCAGTGATGCAGGCAAAGCCCCTCCGCGTATGGCGGATTCTGGCAGTAGTCGCAGCAATTATTGAAATGCGATTTCATTGCATTCTCCGATCTAGGATTTCTTGCACCTAGCAAGAATGGGCACACTCGCGATTATGCGAGTGTCCCCAATCCGGTTAGCTGCATCCCGTGCGAGTGCCCGGTGCGTAGGGAATGCGCATACCATCGACGTATGCGCCCACGCCGTACCATCCGCGAGTGCCATTGCGCGTGGCACGCTTGGACTTGTCGAGGATTTCGAGCAGGTGATGTCCTGCCTCACTGCCCGTGGCAGTGACGCGACGCTGGCCAGCGGAGTATTTGACTCCATCGACGTATCCGTGAATACCGCCGATACGGACGGCCTGTCCGATGCGGGCGATGCTTGTCGGGATAGCGGTCGAGCCTGTGTCTACCTTCGCCATTGTGATCACTCATCCTTATCTAGTAGGCGACGGCAACGATGGGCAAGACTCGCCCACCGTCACCGACGCTAACTAGATCGGTGACTGTTACGCCGTACGTGTCACGCGAGGTTGCAACACTGATTATCCTCGCCGTACGACGCTCGCTTCCGAACGGGGGTCGCATGGTGCGTAAGTGCGCGCACCGCTTGACTTCGCCCGTGTGAAGCCTCTGTGTGGAGTTATCGACTAGGGTGGTCGGGGGTGGGGACCGATGCACCGTCTCGCTTGCGCGAGTGCTCGTCGGCTGATTCCCAATTACGTCCGCCGCTCATCATGCGGACGACCCTGATTCGGTGTTCCCTGGCATCGCATTGTGGAGACTGCGACCGGTCGAGGACCGAGACCCTGTGGAGTTTGTGTTGCGGTGTTACGGGTACTACTAGATCATACGAATTCAAAGGTCCGCAACCCTGTGAGACGAAATCTCTCACACTTTGAGATTTCCAGTGCTGATTTCTTTGTTTGCCCAGGTCAGGGGCAGTAAAGAACTATTCGGACATTCGGGAAGGAGTCGGATTTGTATACCCACCGGGGGTATCGGCCACGCGGATGAATAGCGGAAATCAGACGACCTGTTATATAGACATAAATCCGGACAGAACGGGGCAATGTGCCCCTAGGACAAACAGGACAAATCGGTGCAGGGAATGTGTATAAATCGGGACAAATCGAA